CCAAAGTGAATCCACTTCCTTGCCGGGAGGTTCGAGATGAGAATACTCTCTGGTGATCCATAGGTATCCACAACAATCAAAATGCCGTTGGAGGTGCTATCCAGATACATGCCGGGGCAATCACCCTTTGAAAAGATCAAACGCTTCTGTCCATAGTTAAACGTGAAATCATTGAAGAGGAGCCAACCCGTGTAGGTAAAGGTAGCGCCTTCAGACTGATTAAACGACCGAGGGAGAGTTCCCGGAGCATTGCGCTGTGTTTTTCCAGACATGGAACCCGGCACAATACGAACGGTTCCTGGATCTGATACTGTGGCAGATGTCACTCGCCAGATAACAAGTCCAATGATTGTTAGGGCCACAAGGATGCCTACAATTGTGAACACACTCATTGCTTTCTACTTAGAAACAAAGCCTTTCCCAGTCAACCGGAGTTCCTTGGTTTTAGGCACAGGTGGTAGGACAGCCCCGTGTGGCGTCCACACCATTTTCAACATAGTTGCATAGTTTGTTGTCTTTTGCATTTCAAGTGTGCTCGGGTGAACAGTTCGAGTGCCAAGTTGATAGATATAGTGAATCCTAGACTCATCTGAACGATATTCCTTATTGAAAAAGCCCAGTTTTGCAAGACTTATTGTCCAGTCCAAGTCCTCGCCTCGCACCGCATCGCCAAAGGGAACAATCTTTGCTACCTCTCCGAGCATTATGTTCAGGTGATTTGGGGGTCGAAGAAATACCTCGCCACGAGCCATCGGGCTTGTCAGTGTATTTTCAATGCTGTGCGTGAATGTATACTGTGCCATTTGTCCTCGGAGGCGACACACTTCAAACCTACCTCGAATACACTCAAGAGCATCTTCAAAATACGCGTCTGTAAGAGAATCATCGTCGTCAACAAAGGAAACATATTTACCCTTTGCCCCTTGAAGGAGAGCCTGACGTTTGTTTCCAATACTTTTCTCGCGGTTGTCTCGTGCGATACAATATTCAATTTTAAGATCCGGACAGATCCTGCTATGTTTTTCCTTGATTGATTCCATCAGCCGGTCAAATGTAACCATTCGCTCAACAAGAGTGGGGATCATAATCGACCAATCATATTCGTATGTTTTACGAGAAATGTAGTTCTTAAAATCTGCAGACCAATACCGTTGGTTTTTCTGGTAGAGTGCGTCATTCTTCTCTGGAAATCCAGTCCTGAAATGCTCATGGCGAATTAAGACTGTTTCAATATATGAGCACTTTGATGCAAGTGACCCCTTGCAAAGGTCTGTAAACTCGTTGTCGCAGAAGAGGCTCTTATACGATGGGTGATAGATATACCCGATTGAGTCATACATTTTTCGCCCCATGATTGACAGTGTGTTCAAGTGATATCCCTGGACACCATCATTTACCCAAACGATCCTATCTAAATCGGGAGTCATATTTGAACGAATAATATCATCATATCCCTTGACCTTTGGAATCATGTCATCCGAAACCAAAATAATAATATCCCACGCCCATTCAATTTTATCCATATCTGCATTCACTGCCTCGATCTTTGAGCTGTTGTCACTATAGAAGATCTTCACCCATTCAACTGGGAGGTTTGTGATGTGATAGTCTACATTGGGATCATGCATTGTTGCATCATCTGTGTCACATGACACACAGATCCCAATGAGATCAGGTTTGTTTGCGAGATCTATGTACTTACGAAGTGTTTCAATCACTTGTTTTGGCCTCGATCGTGTCGGGCATTTGAGTAGGATCCTCATTAGTCTTTAGAACGAGTAATTTGATACCTGCCTGCCCGAAGCGTCCTTGACGCCAAAAGTGTAGGTATATCCGAAAAGAGTCACTTCAGACCCCTTTGCGGTTGAGGGCGGCTGAGCGAAGGACGCGCAGTTGGTTCCTAGGCTAAAGAACGCAGCTGCATCTGTGGGTCCGAGCATATTCGGGTAGGCATGAACATTACAAACGGATCCAGAGAATCCACCGCCGGCTCCGATCGTGATATCTCCGGCAGCCGGACGAGGAACGCCAGGCAGCACGCACGACTTCACGAGTTTTCCGTTAATGTAGACATCAAGATTACGCTGGAACACAGTGGCCGACACCGAGAACCACGTCTGGAGAGGGACGTTTTCAACGGTGCACGTGAACACATCGCCGGTTGCATTCGTGTCGTTAGATCCAGATGGATTTGAACGACCGGACCGGTTGGACGAGTTTCCAAAGATTGACACACTCACATTCAGACTGTTATCCGTAGGGTGAAGCGTGATCTTGGGATTTGACGTAGCCGGGTTTGAAGAGTCGGTCCGCATCAATACGCCCTTCTCCTTTCCAAAGTTATAGTCCCAGTCCTTGATGAACATCCAGAACTGAACACCATTGTCAGACCCCGAAGCTAACGGGGCGTTTGCTGCTGGAATTCTAGTTGATTTTTTACCGTCTAACGGCGTTGGAGCTTGGTCTGGAACAACCGCGGGCCCCATGATGGTAGAGATCGGTTGACCGTTTGCTGTAGCAATCGCATTATACGCAAACAACCCTGCAAAGAACAGGAGCAACAATCCAATAATGACAACGAGCGCCTTTGATACCACACTCATTCCATTGAACGTTGGAGCAGGTGTAGGTGTAGCTGTAAACATAGACGGACCCGGCGCCGGACCGTAGAATGGAGCAGTTGTAGGTTTTGACGAGAAGAGTCCCATTTGTTTATCGCTTACAAAGGAAGTTGCGTAAAGACACAATGGAAAAACGGATAGGTCCACCAGTAAGAATACCGATAACAATGTACTGCAATAATTGCGGTGGAAAAGGTCATCTATTTCGCATGTGCACAGATCCTGTGTTGTCGTGCGGGATTGTGCTTCTCGATAGCTCAAGTCTCCCAATACTTCCCGAAACAGCCCGACTTCTCATGATACGGCGCAAGGACAGTATGAGTTTTGCTGAATTTATGCGGGGAAAATATGACCCGACGAGCACAGAGTATGTAGATCGTCTGATTGGAAACATGACGATAAAGGAACAAAAGGCAATCACAACTGAATCGTTTGAGACGGTGTGGAGGAGCGTGTGGGGCGATGAACACCTATCGTCTGACTTTGCGAGTGCTCAGCAGAAATTCGCACAACTGGATGTTGCCGACATTGTAGCCAACAATCCATCTCCGTATTCAGAACCCGAATGGGGGTTTCCAAAGGGGCGTCGTATCCGGGGCGAGTCCGATGTTGATTGCGCCCTACGCGAGTTTGGAGAAGAGACCAATATCCCCCGAGATTCCTTCATTGTGTTGAAGAACATCCGGATTGAGGAGACATTTATTGGACTCAATGGTGTCCGATACAAACACATCTACTTTATCGCGCTGTTGCAAAAGCCCGAGCTCTTGAATCTCACACAACGATTCACACCCATGCAACGCCGTGAAATTTCCGGTATTGAATGGAAGTCATGGGCTGAATGTGAAGGTCATATTCGCCCTCACCATGTGCAACGGAAGGAGATGATGGACGATCTCCGGTCCATTGTGGAAACGTTTGAAACCGTATAAAGGGAAACAGTCAAAAGAATGTAATGCTTACGATTATCACACCCTGTTGCCGTCCTCGGAATCTGGAGATTCTTCGTAGGTCCATCGATCTGAATCTGATCAAACAGTGGATTATTGTTCACGACACGGCGGGTCAGGTGGAGCCCGTTTTTGACCACCCGAAGATTATTGAGATTGGACACCCAACTCCTCCGGGTGGGCGTGCAGGACACGCACAACGCAACAAGGGGATGAGTCATGTGCTTGAAGGGTTTATCTACTTTTTAGATGACGATACCGTCATGCATCCACAGTTTTGGGAAATTCTTCCATTGATGAAAGATGAAGAGCATTTCTACACCTTTGACCAACAGCGTTGGGATGAGTTTGTTGATGTTCCGGGTGGCACATTTAAGGGTGATGTCCCCGCAGTGACGAAGATTGACAGCGCTCAATACGTGGTTCCTCGCCATATGTGTGGGATGTTTATTGAGGACGATTATCGTGCTGATGGCTTTTTTATTGCTGAAATGAATTCTCAGTATCCTGGAGCACATACGTATATTCCCACCGTAGCTTCCTACTACAACTATCTTAGGAGGGGGTGAGGAGTTTAGGAGGTGAAGCGGAACCCTGCAAGATACACCGTAATACAATAGGCAACCACACTCATCCCAAAGACCCAAACCCAGACGGGAAAGACAGTTGCTTCCCGATCGGTAACGCCAAACGGCCGAATCCTTCCGTCACGCCCAAAGGCGACGGACGGCTTCAGATAGAGAAATGTGGCCATCAAGAAGAGATAGATGGTGACCATCCACATACGATGGTTTCGTCGGGTTAAATCCATTGTAATACCTGTGTAAAAAGTTCGGCACCAAACACAATGAGGGCAGCACCAACTTATGTGCTTCCAAACCGGAAGGCGTTCTCCGATGCGATCACTCGAATGTTCATTAAGTCGGACTACAGGGCAAAAGACAAGGAACCGTTGGACGAAGAGGATAAGAACATTGATCTGTGCACACAGCGGTCGGGAACAGGACGTGAGCTGTTTCCCTACCAAAAGATCATTCGAGACTACTTGAAGATTGAGACTCCCTACCGAGGCGTCCTTGTCTATCACGGTCTGGGATCTGGTAAGACGTGTTCGTCGATTGCAGTGGCTGAATCGCTACTGACCACGAGCAAGGTGTATGTCATGGTTCCGGCGTCCCTTGAAAAGAACTACAAGGAGGAGTTACAAAAGTGCGGTGATCCCGTGTATGCTGTTGAGAACTTTTGGACCTTGAAGCCGATGTCCGATGAGGTCCGGCTAGAGGGTAAGAAGCTCGGGATTTCTGATAAGTTCATGGACAAGTATAGCCGTATCTATACCACAACGTCGGGAAACGAACCTAACTTTGAGAGTCTGTCTACTCAGGACAAGGCTACGATTCGTGAGCAGATCAGGGATGTTCTTGATCAACGGTTTACCTTTGTCCGCTACAACGGTTTGACCAGGACCAATATTCCTGAATATACGAAGGAGGGTATGTATGACGATTCTGTGGTGATTGTTGATGAAGCCCATAACTTGATCTCTCGTGTCATCAACGAGTCAGAGATTACTGGAAAGCTCTACGATGCGATCTACAATGCCAAGCGGTGCAAAGTAGTTGCCTTGTCTGGAACTCCGGTCATCAACTCACCGAACGAAATCGCATATATGATGAACCTTCTGCGGGGACCGATTGAGCGGATCACGATTCCGTTCAAGACCATTCCGACATGGGATGAAGAGCGTATCACTAAGGCATTTCGTGCAATCCCCGAAGTGGATACGATTGAGTTCAGTGCACTGAAGAAGCACGTGATGGTCACTCGGAATCCTCCTCAGTTCCGTTCAACCTATAACGGTGACGGTGATCGCGTAGCGGTCCAGTATATGAAGGATCTTGCTTTCATTCCTCAGGCAGCCGACTGGGTTGCCTCTGTCAAGAACAAGATCGAGATTGATGTAGGTGGCGGTGAGATCTCCTCTGAACGTGTGACCACCGAACAGTTGACATGTTTGCCTACGGACTACGAGGAGTTCTCTGCTCTGTTTCTCGATGGACTGAATATCAAAAATCCCATGATGTTTCGCCGTCGTATTCAGGGTCTTGTGTCGTATTTCAAAGGTGCTGATGAGCGCCTGCTTCCACGTCGTATTGACATGGAGCATACCCTTGAGAAAGTGGAGATGTCTACGGAACAGTTCACACGTTATCTGGAAGTCCGCTGGATTGAAATGAAGATTGACTCTCGGCGCGGTCGCTCCAAGCTAAATGAGAATCTTAGCACGTTCCGTGTTCCAACGCGCCTTGTGTGCGATTATGCTACGCCTCCAGATCTGCGCGTGGCTGAAGTCAATGCAGAGGGTGTTTCGGAAGACAAGGCTCCAGACAACGACGAGGTTCTGAAGCGAATCAAGGCGAACCCTGCCAAGTATCTCTCAGAGAAAGCTCTGGAGGCATTCAGTCCTAAGATGTTGAAGATCCTCAAGAATATCAAAAAGTCTCTGGGAAGCAATCAATTCGTGTATTCTCAATACCGTGCATTGGAGGGTCTGGGTATCTTGTCAGCAATCCTGGACACGGCTGGATGGCAACCGTATAAGATTGTGAAACAGGCAAATCAATGGGTGGAGGATCCTGGGATGTTGGATGATCGTCCTGCCTATACGTTCTACACGGGTGAGGAGAAGGAAGAGGAGCGTGATTTGACCCGTCAGATCTTCAACGGTGTCTATTCTAAGAACTTCCCTGCATCTCTGAAGGAAAGTGTAGCCAAACGACCCAAGAAGATCCTTCAACTTCTCATGGCATCTGCATCAGGTGCTGAAGGTATTACGTTGGCGAACGTGCGTCACGTTCATATTGTTGAACCTCATTGGACACCTGCACGTCACGATCAGGTCATTGGTCGTGCAATCCGTATTTGCTCTCACGCCACGTTGCCAATGGAAGACCGGACGGTCAAGGTGAGTTTCTACATCTCGGTCTTTTCGGATGACCAGAAGAAGACACAGGAGGGTCCGAACATCACGCCCATTCGGCGTAACGACATGGTCACAAAGCGATATGAGGGTGATCCCGTTGAAACGTTCATGTCCACGGATGAATACCTTTACGAAACGGCTTTCGAAAAGGAACGCATTAGTCAGCGGATTGCATTGTTGTTGAAGGAGTCGGCAATTGATTGCGAGATCCATCGTAAGCTCCACTCTAAGGAGAAGCCCGTGGTATCCTGTATGCGATTTGACTCCACAACCACGGGAGAGGATCTGGCATTCAGACCGAATATTAAAAATGAAGAGTTGGATGAAACCGTGCTCCGTAACACATCACGGAAACATCGGCGTCTTCAGAGGATCCTGGTCAAGGGAGTGTCGCTGATCTTGGACCCTGATTCCAAGGAGATTTTTGATGGGCCTGCATGGGATGATAAACAGCGCCTACTCCGAATGGGCGAGCTGGTCAGTCCTACTTCGATCCGGTTTCTGCTTTAACACTCGTCAGGCCTCGTTCCGGACATCCTCCAGCCAGGATGCACATACTGAATCCCACGTCTTGAATGCATATGATGCTGCAGACGCCTTCTTCTCGGAGAGTGTCTCGATTGCCAAAGCCATCGCATCAGCAACCTTCCTGTAGTCAAACGTAGGAGCCCAGAGACCCAGAGGCATAGTTCCTGGGAAATAGGTGCGATCCATCGGAGGAATGAAGGTACATACACTCTCATCCATAAAGGCACGGTAAGTTCCAATGTCTGTCACAATCTGAGGAGCTCCTGTATAGAGGTGCTCAATTTGGCAGAGTCCAAATCCTTCACCATCCGAAACATTGATACCAATATCGGCCGCATTATAGATCTCATTAATTGCAGAATCCGGAACAGGCTTTGCTGACGTATCCACCATCATAAGTCGAGTGGCCATCTCCTTAGGATCGAGTCCCTGACGCGCGAGCTCGGTCTGGTAAATACGATTTGCATCGTAGTATGCACCCTGCTGGCCATTCAGACCCGTGACAATCATCATGTGATAGGGCTTCTTTGGGTCACGACGAAGGAGCTCAACAAATCCCATGATTGCAAGATCATGACGCTTACGCTGTGTATTGCGATTTGCATTGACCATCAAGATTGCATCAGGCGCTAGCTTCATTGAAGAACGGATTGTGGACCGAGCCGAAACAGGGATCTTTGAGAAGAGGGAGGTGTCCACTGCATTCTCCAACACACGAACATCGGGAAACTCGCCATACTTGGAATAGACATCAGCCCAATACTTTGTAAAGCAGTAGATACGATCGGCATTCTTGTTCATCGTATCAATCAGAGGAGGGGCAATTCCCTCATACACCTGGTCCACATACAGCCAAAGCTTATACGGAGACTCACCCTTCTTGAACTTCATGGCGTCAATGAAGCGATGGATGATGAGTGGATCGTTATAGATCATAACAACATCTGGATTCACCATATCCAGATACTCATGAATCTTGTTGAATCCAAATCCCTCCTCCTTCGGGTCCTCGTTTGCTGCAGCATCATATGCTACAACTCCATCCGGAATCTTGCGAAGATTACCTCTAGACGGGTGGCGCTGAAATCCGAAGTGATAGGTCTTCACCTTTGGAGCCAGTGTGCTCAGTTGCTTAAGAAGATTAATCACTACCTTTGAATACCCTGTTGTCTGATCCACATGCGTGCTAACGAGAACGAACCTCATTTACTGTGATACTCTTTTCCCGTATAAATCACAAATGCAGGTCAATTCGACACAAGACCACCTGACTCGCCGTAAGCGTCAGATCCTTGCTGCCACCTACGCCACGTCACCTCCCGATAAGAAAAATAAGACGAACTCCCTTGTTACGAGTATAGATGCGAACGCCGCGTCCCAGCGGGAACGGTTTGTGGCCCCATTTCAGGGAGCACTCGGCGGGGCATCGGGAGGAGCATCCTTCTCTAGCCTGTGCTGTCTCCTTTTCCCTCGACTCACAAATCTTACTCTAACGGCGGGATCGCCTCAATCAATCCAAACACTTAACTGGTTGGAGTCTGGACCTGTTGGATCTCGAACGGTTGTCTTTACGAGTGGGTCGGGAACTGTTGGCACTATTTCCGCAAACTCCGTGACCCTTACGGACGTATCGGAGGGAGCCTCAACCGTGGTGGTAACTCTGTTCGCTCCATCTGGTTTGTCGAGTCCTTTAAGTACTGGTACAATCAATATCAACAATCCTTGTTTCCTAGGATTTGTTCAATTGATGACAAGCTTGGGTGCGATTGCGATTGAGAATATCAAAGCAGGTTTTAAGATGCTTCAGCCCAATGGATCATACAGTCATGTAAATAATGTTATTGTGACTACCGTCGGAGAGTATGACGACAAGAACGACACTCGACTGTTCTCTGATGAGTCTGGAAAGTGCGTGGTGACCTACTGGCACAGACTGTCCATTGCGGGCGGACCCGAGTATCGTGCAGTAGACCACCCCGATCTCCATGAGGTTTACCGCGCCTTACCGTTCAAGGTCTATAACCTCGAGCTTGAGAATGATTCGGATGTGCTCATGGTTCACGATACAGAGATCGTGGCTGAGAGTTATATCATTAATAATCCCGCCAACATCTCTATCACCCGGGAGAATGACACGAGCCGGATTACAATACTCGCGTAAACAGCTGTTCGAGATAGGAATCTGTTAAGTCCTCTCTAGGTGCTAACTCGTTGTCCGATAGAAGTCCGACCTCTTGAATAACCAGGCAGTCTCTACATATCCAGACGACGGGAATCGGAGTTATGTTGGTGGAGTGTTCAGCTTCGTCCCCTGTTGTGCGAGTACAAACCCATGGATATGCGAAAGAAAGTAACATTCGATCAATTGGAAATACATGACCTTCATTCAAGATTCGTTCAAACTCCACTAGCAATGGCAACGCACGGCGTGACCAAAGCATAGCAGTACAGTTACGAATACTCTTAGTTTTCGAAGATCGGAAGAAAGAAGCTGAGACACGTTCAATTTTTTCGGGTTCGGGAAAAATGGTATGTGAGTTTGCTCCTAAGAATACCGCGTCCCATGATAGATCTCGGGTTGCTTCTTCAATTCGTTGTAAGAACACCTCTTTAGAACAACCGAGACGGGCATCATCTTCTAATACAAGACACCATTCGTGACTGAGTAATCCCTTACGGATTGCATTCACATGTGCTAACCCACACCCAGTATGCAAGATATCAGAGAGAATGCCATCCACTTGTTCATACTTGAGCCAATTCCAATGTTGTTTGAATAACTCCATTCGGTCTGATCTGGAAGGTAGATTGATGACAAGTGTCTTCATGACTGTTTAAACAATCCTATATGTAAGATACAATATGCCGGGTGCACTCCTCCAGCTGGTTGCTATTGGGGCACAGAATGAACTTGTTCACGGGAGCCCTTCTATGACGCATTTTCGCGCCGTGTATCGGCGCCACACGAATTTCGCCATGGAGTCAATCCGAATGACATTTACGGCTTCAAATCTTGAGTTTTCGCCAACGACAACGAGGACGATTTCATGCCGTATTGATCGGTATGCGCAGTTGCTTCACGATACCTATCTTGTGTTGACCCTTCCTGATATTTGGTCGCCCCTCTCCTATCTTGGATTTAATATTGCTCCGCCAGCCGGATATGATCAACGTTCAAATTCAATTGGATATGAATTCAAATGGATTGACAATATTGGGTATAACTTGATTGATTACGTTGAGATCACTGCAAACGGCACGGTTCTTCAGAGACTCCCAGGCGAGTGGCTGAAGTTTTACTCCTATCTGACTCACGACCCGAACAAGCGTGCAATCGTAGATCAGATGGTTGGCAACATCCCCGAGCTGAATGACCCTGCAAATGCATATGGTCGCCTTGGACAATATCCACATGCAGTGACACCTCTGAATCAACCTGGAGGAATTCCGAATACGAAGGTTCCGGAACCGTCCATTCGGTCTCGTCAGCTGATCATCCCCCTTCATTTCTGGTTTGCTGAGAACCCCGGAATGGCACTTCCACTTGTGTCAATGCAGAACTCCGACGTGTTTATCAATGTAACCTTTCGCCCCCTGAACCAACTCTACACGGTGATTGATGTAGTCCCTGCAAGTCCTACGTATGGACAGCGCATCCGTTCAAACGATGGTATTGGTCGGTTTCTGTCCCCACCCCTTATAACGGGTGCAATCGGCAACCCATCCTTGACGACGTTTTTTCCCGATCCGTATCTTGAAGGCAATTTTATCTACCTCACGGAGATGGAGATGGCCCAGTTAGCCACTGCTGATCAGACCTTCTTGGTCAAGACAGTAACCTTTGTCAACAATCCAGGACAGTATGGTGGTAATTCGGATATTGAGATTCCTTTCTTCAATCTGGTAACCCGTGTCGTGTTTTCGACTCAGCGATCTGATAAGATTCTGATCAATGACTGGGACAACTACACGAACTGGGATAATCCCAACGTGGCTCCGTTTACCTCAACCGGAGTAGCAAACGATGTCTTTTCATCCATTACAAATTCAACTGAAACACAGACCTTTATGTACTCGAGCGGTCAGCTACAAATTACATCTGTATATCCCCGTGATCCAATCATGAGTGGACAGCTTTTGTTGGACGGTAAAGAGCGATTTTCTGTTAAGCCGAATGGATACTTCTCGTTGCTTCAGATGTATAAGCACACGACAGGATACACACCCGTGATACCCGGAGTCTACATGTATTCGTTTGCGCTGAACAACGATATGTATCAACCCAGTGGAGCAATTAATGGAAGTATGTTTAACAAGGTGATCCTCCGTTTGGGTCTCCAACAACCCCTTCCCACCGCTCAGGGCGTGGCATCTCAGTCAACCGTCTGCGTTCTGAAGTCAACGGTCTTCAGTCCTAATCCAGTGATTGTTACAGCCGCTCAGCTTCTGCTGACGGATCCTAAGACTGGACTCCCCTTGTATCCACCGGATAGCGTCGTATCCGTAGTTCGTAATACCAATGGAGACAGTGTTATCTTTGCATACACCTACAATCTCGGAGTGTATGTTGAGTCAATCAACTTCCTTCGTATCGTAAGCGGTCTTGCGAATTTCATATTCGCTAACTAATAATGAGCATCACAATTAAGAGTGCCACGTGGGGAGATGAGAAATCCGCAACGGACATTACCAAGACAATGATTGAAAAGGCAAAGGATGGGTATTTAGATCTGGTTGCAGACAATACCATTGTTCCCGCAGTTGACTTGTTATCCGGATCCAAGACCGTAGCACTTGATGATGGTGAGAAGACACAGATTAATGAAAATGCCGTTAAGCTGTGTGGTGGAAATGCACAGGATACGAAGTGCATTAACTTCCAAAAGAATCAGCTTGAATCCAGCACATTGCAGAAGAAGGTAGCTGAAGCCCAATCCTCAGCAAATATTATCACGGGACGTCGGTTGACTCTTACGATCATTGATGGAGCGGGCGTGGAAAAGGTCATTGCAATTCCCGATGGTCAGAAGGTGAAGATGGGTGAAAAGCCTGCAGTGGCTCCCTTCAAGATGCCCGAGACCTTTTCAGGCGGAACATGGGAAATCTTGATGCAGTTTGGCAAGATCGCGTTTACGATCATAATGACCCTACTTTGGGTGTTTAGCATTGTTGCTCCGTATCGGCTGTTTGTCTTGCAAAACAAGCTGATCCTTGCGTATGTCTTGACCGCATTGGCGATTCTCATTCCCTACTCCGGATTGATCACAACACCAGTAGCACTTGCATATTTCAAGTATATGTCCATGAAGCCCGCACCAAAAGTTGTTCCCGCTGTAGTATAATGTTCCATCTCCAGTGGATTGTAGGCGGGATCATCATAGGTATGTTGATTGCCTGTATCATTGTTCCGCCTACGCGTAACGAGGTTGCCGTTCCCTCTCCCCACGACAAGGACGTCTTTCATACCGACACGGGTTGCGTTCGGACTCATGCAATCGAGGTTCCATGTGGAGCCGAAGCGGATTCCTTCAATCTACTCGCAAGTCTCAACAAGAAGTAATGCTCGACATCACAAAATCACTTGAACGCGCGGGTCCCTTTTTCTCTTTTGTCATCGGGCTTGGGATCTCCGTGCTTTTGTTCCATCGTAACTATGCAACCTATCGTATTCTCGGGGTGCCGTTGGAGGATGTAGAAGACAAGACAGTCAAGGTTGATGGAAAATGCTACAAGTATCGCGTGGAAGATGCAACTTGTGAAATCCCGTCTCCTTCATAAACAATGGACGATTCAACTTCACTGGACGCCCTACTCCCTTCGCCTCAGCTCCCCCAATCTATGCCTCCCATGCATGGTGTGTCTGGATCCGATCATATCCAGCGCACACAGATGTCTCCCTCGTTCAAGCCGTCTCTTCCCATGATGCGCATGATGTGGGTCAACCTGACCTTGTATATTTCCTTCTTCCTGGCTACGGTAATTTTGTCGCTGTCAGCTCCTCGTGACCTCCTGCTCCGCTACATCCCGAATGCATACACATCGGGTGGGGTTGTGTCTTGGCAGGGTGCTGGCGTTTTGGGTGCAGCCGCAGTTATTGTGTCTCACCTACTGAACGTCTTCCTGCTGAGCTTCCTTGGTTAAAATGGATCTACACTGAAGCTGTGCCTGTAAAGTAGACAAGATGCCTATCATCGGAACTAAGGATTGCAAGCACATCATGGGTTCTATCAATCGGGGAAATGAGTATCGGAAAAACTGTGCAGACCAGTTGTTTGAGGAGTTTCGCGAGTATATTGAGTCAGCGTCTCCGGTAAAGACATTTGCGAAGGCTCTCTTCAATCGTAAGCCTCCTATCATTCACATTCCGAACATTCCTCGGTGTATCACGACGAATAATACTGAGGTAGATGACGTCGATAAGTTGAAGCTTATTAGTGAGTATAATATTATCGCCCGCCTTGAGAGGCACATTGGTCATGTTAAGATTAATTGTGAGTATACCGGCTACTCAATTCTCACACTTACAGTGGAGTTCGTGCCAAAGGTGGTCAATAATCCCGAGGAGGAGCAGTCTGTAGATCTCCCTACAGTCGATGATGAGGAGCGTGAGACCATGGATGATCGTATCCTCCGTAAGGAGACTTCCTGGTAAAGTAATAATGTCAACACCCCAACATTGCAACGCATGTAGCGTATATATTTATGATGTCCTGAACTGCGATCTTTCAAGTCAGGACATTTATTACGGTTTTTACAATTTCAAGGCTGTAAAAAGAATTCTACCAGAATTGGTCCGAGAGTTTCAGAGGATCGCATCCGATCATCATTACGAGGTATTTGATACACCCGATCCCCGTCGGTCAATGTTCATTGTCACTCGGTTGACTGAGGAAGGGCTTGTGAAGAGAACAGGAATGACCTTTCATGGAACTCTTTCAAGAGGCAAGCCACATCAGATGGCGTTTCATTGGGTGAATCAGTATTTTCGAAGATTGTCGGGTCTACAGATGATTCATTATGAACATTCGGGTGGTATTGTTGAAGCTCCACTGCCGAAACTTGACCTAAAAACTCTTTTGAGATATTTAGATGCAGGTCACATCTCTCCAGAGAAAATGGAAATGTATCTTAATGAGTATGATGTATATAGTAAAGATGGATAACGCATCGACCAAAAATCTATACATGGTGCTGGAAGTCAAAATCATTGAGCTTGAGGAGCGTATTGAAGTATTAGAGGCAGAGGTTGCACGACTCAAGTTTCTCGCACTTCCGAAGGATATGAGCCTGAAAGACCAATACAAGGCCTTGGAGGAGCACAAGAATACACCCATGACGTATTCAGAGATGCGCGAACGTTTCGGTTAAAGACAAGTCGGCTTAAATAAGTAATGTTCCTGCGACCTGTATATCTACAGCAACCGCCCGCATGGTTTTATCCACGCATCTTAGTTGGAGCAGGTGAAATGCTCTCACAGGGTTTTTCACGTAAATATGGAATTACCCATGTCATCAACTGTGCATTTCCCGAGGATTCTCCGGTTTGGTTCAGGCGTGCATTTCCGGATCGGTATGTATGTCTGAGTGCACATGACACACTACAGTCTAACATTTTGGATTGGTATCCTAAATTTGAAGAGACATTAACGGCCTTTTTGCGTGCTCCTGGTTCGGGAACTGTTTTTGTCCATTGCCAATGTGGAATTAATCGTTCTGCTTTCTTGGCGCTGACCTATAGCACGACACATTTCAATATGCCGTATGAATCTACCTTCGTAGCACTCAAACGCCAGCGACCGTGCATGTTGACAAATCCGGTCTTCAGGAAGCAGACTGAAGAGTTTGTAAATGGACGTGTTCCGAATTCGCAAGACCCGGGACGTGGGGACGAGCGGATCATCAATGGGGACACTGGACTCTGTGCACCAGGAGCAGGTCCAGGGTTTGCGGGATTCGGGTGCTAAACAAGAGGAACTAAAAACCCGGATCGCTGAACTTCAGGGTCAACGTGAAACACTAAGTGCCTCGAATGAGATCACAGATATTGTGAGGTGTTCGCACGTGGATTCGCAGATTCGCGAGATAGAACAGGAACTTGCTCAGTCCAATCCGGTGGAGGAGTACTACATGAAAAACATGGATATCTTACTTGACTATTATGGAAAACAGGATGCAACTTCAGCTCCATCCGCTCCACTCCTCAAAGATGCCAATACGTTCCTTAAATTCTTTGTCGCAAATGTGCCCATGACGGATACTGGATTATCGAAGAAGCAGATGTTTGACGAGTATGTCACCCGTATGAAGCTGACGAACGGTCCGGAAGCTACTCAGTTGCTCACGGAACATTGTGTTGCTTGCAACACGGCGCGGGAAGAGATCAGCTCGGAAGGCATTCTTGTGTGCCCGAGTTGCGGGTCGGAGGAGTATGCGTTGGTTGTGTCGGATTTCCCAAGTTTCCGCGATCCACCCAAAGAGCGGAACAACTACGCCTATAAGAAGATTAACCATCTCAATGAGATCCTTAATCAATTCCAAGCGAAGGAATCGACCATTATTCCCGAAGAGGTTATGAATGAGGTGATTCTTGAGATCAAGAAGCGTCGCATTGATAATATTGCTGATCTATCGGAAGAGGACATTCGTCAGATTCTGAAGAAGCTGGGGCGATCCAAATACTACGAGCACCGTGCTCACATCCTGAGCCGGTTGAATGGGAATCCGCCTCCGACCATCACCCCTGAAATTGAGGAAAAGGTCCGGGCAATGTTCCAGGAGATTCAGGCACCGTTCTTGCTCTACTGTCCCAACGACCGCACGAACTTCCTGTCGTATTCCTACATCCTCTACAAGTTCTTTGAGTTGCTGGATCTGGATGAGTATAAGGTTTTCTTTCCGTTGCTGAAGTCCCGTGACCGCCTGATCGCCCACGATCAGATCTGGAAGAAGATCTGCGACTACCTAAACTGGGAATTTATTCAGAGCGTGTAGTAATGGAGGAGATCCCCTACACGAGTCTCGTTCCGGGACTGAAATATACGATTCTCAGTGAGTATGAAGACGGTGACCTGGGATACGACGTCGACGCACCCTACACGGGTGTCTTTGTGTCCCGAAGGGGACTATACACTACGTTCAGGGACGTTAAGAGTAGCAACGGGGAGGACCAGCCAGGTGGGTTGGAGTTTGGACGGGAGCATTACTACGTTCAGGACGCAATACAAAGGGGTCGTGACCTCACAGCTGTTAAGCGACTGGGAACATCTAAGAATCTTCCCGAGGATGTAGAGTCTGTGATAGGATCATTCATCACCAATAAGAAGGGATCAACCAATGCACAGATGGATAAACTGAAGCAAGACAGCGGTATATCATTGGCACCCCGGGCTGGACGTCGCAAGACCAAGGTGACAACTAAAAAAGAAGCTAAAAAGACATGTTCTCCTGGTTATGAGGTCTACAACTTCCGTAAGACTCGGAAGGGTGTATTCTATGATTGTGCACCGAGGCGTAAAACTCGTCGGTCTACTCGCGGTCACTAGGCAGACTCATCAGACCATACAACACACCAAAAAACACAAGGGTATGAAGCATGAACCCAAACGCCGTAGGGCACCCGTTAACTGCGACACCCGCGATCAACGAGTTCACGAAGCGAAAGGTAACCGGATTTGCCACAAGGAAAAAGGCAAGAGTGGAATACAACGAATACTTAAACTTCAATCCTTCAGACTTGACGGCCATTTATCTTTTATTGAGGAGTTAAGAAACTGGCTCGAGCTTAACATCTGCGATTGTTGTCACTACTACTGGTTTAACTTCAGGATCGGTCAATGGAATCACTTCAAGAGTCTTTTCAATTTCTATCATGGAAGATTTTACGCGAATCATATCTTTTTCACACTCTTCCCACTTACCCCAGCCATACGAAATGATCTGACTGTGCTGATTGTGATAATAGAATGTCAAGAATGGTTGACCTAAGCAGGTAGTTCCCATACTAACATTTGCAAGGGATGGAATGTGAATAACTTGTTGATGAATACGAACAAAGCGAGGCATTTTAACTATGACTACGATTTGTTTGACTGTATGTAATCCATTTTAGAATATTTCAAAAGAAGTGACCACTGCTACCTTACCTTGCTTACCATTTATAGACCATGTATCCCAGTTATGAATGTGTAGAACTTCATTACCACCAATCTTGTGAAAGGCAACCTCTGCGTGTTCAGGACAGGAAGTGTAGACAATCCATGGTCCATCCTCTTCAATGTACGGAAACTCATTAAGAATATCCAGTGACCAATGGTTTCCAACTTCTGTAATTGTTCCTGACTCTGTATACCTAAATCTTCTTTCACGAGTTACAAAACCAAGCACTTCATCACTAGGATTATCAATTAGTTCCTCTTGAAGTTCGTTATTAGACCCGGAATAGGGTAAAATCGTAAACCCAAGATCATTACCTCTGCAAATTAGTTTAGCCATCTAGTATACATATTAAAAAACGGTATGCGTGTAATCTGTTTTACTCCGTCATTTCTTTGTAATAGAGTAATAAATGGATTTCTATGTGTTGATGTTCTGGGCGGGTATTGTGATTCTGATTGGTTCTCATGTCCTGCTTTTTAAGTCTATGCCCCAGCATTCAACCATCGCACTCGTTGCCACTGCGTTGGTCTTTGTCGGCTCCAAAATTGGACGTGAGTTTCTTGGACTTTGATTCAATCGCCAACTTCACATGAAGTTCGTCTAATGTCGTGACAATCGCAATGTTCTCAATCGTAATATCCTCTCTCCACAACTCATATGCAAACTGATACAAACGAGCTTTGACGGCTGTCCGAGTTCGTTTGTGCTCTTCCGCAACCTGCTTTAGAGTCATCCCATTCTGCAACCACTGAATCATCTTCATCTCTTCCGCTTCACTCCAATATTCACCTGATCGAGACATTCTAGTTAAAAATTGATTTGTTGGTGTGATTGTATCCATTTTAGAGATACACTGGCTCATCCTCCCCATTCTTCTCAAGAATATTGAGGCGCTTGTCAAACTCTTTGAGCAGATCACGAATCTCCTTCAGAACTGTCATTGGCGTCTCATTTGTTACTTGGGGGAATATAGCGTTAATCTTGACTTGCTTGTTTTTGACCCTTTCCTCTTGTTTCTTCTTTGAATTTTCAAGCGAACGTGCGCTTATACGCAATGAATTTTCAATGGAGGATATGGGCGCATTAACGATTTTTGATACTTCCTCAACCGGAGTTCCTTTTCCAACTAGATCCCTTGCAATAACCATTTGACGAGAACTAATACCTCCAGTAGTTCTCTCAAAATGTAGTGCACACTCCTCTATCGTCGTATTTTCAGACAATAGATGAAGAAGTTCGATGTCAAGTTCTGGTGTCCAAGGGGTTCCTGCATTCTTAGGCTGTGGTTTATTACTGGACTGAGGCATTTTAACCACCTTACTATAACTTTGTCTAAATCAAATCCATTTTAATATACCTTGGATTAGCCTAGCAATAATTTATAACCTTCTTTCGGAACGTTTAAAGGGTAGATTTTTGTTACTTATACTTCCTCCCCATGCATTAGGAATAGTCTTTGATAGAATTGAACGTCTCTCAGTATACTTAGTGTATTGTGGATTTTGATCACAGAAATCTTGAAATTCATATATATTTGTGAACTCTATAAACTGAGTTTCATTATTTATACTTATATAGTATCTGGTAACACTGTCTTGATAGTGTGGGATTGAAGAAATTACTTGATACGGCATTTTATGTAAAAAGATTATATTAGTGGGTTAGAGATCCGTTTTAGAGCGAATCAGATCGTTCCCGGACCTCAATGTCTCTAAACTCATCGTGCATCCATGAACCAGATGCATGTCCGCTGAATCGCGACATGTTTGATCGAAGTCTTGTGTCTTCTAGACTTCCGTATACATAGGTTTCACCTACAATCGTTCCGTTAGTAAACAGACGTTCTAATGCCCACGCAGTCGCCATTTCATCTGTGGGTTCCATTGGATTTCGTGGTGGAGGAGGGCTTGGAATATACGGATGACTATCGCGAGCCATAAGGATAGCTTCATCTACATTTCCAGCACTGAATCGAAGTTCTTGTATTGCACGATTTCGTGTTATACCTGCTTCTTGGATTACTTGTGTGATTCGACCTTCAGTAGTAAAGGTATACGGTGCAATACGGAACCATACAGCTTGTGAATGATAAATTTCTCGTTTTGGGAGTGGATCTGGGCGATTGAGTTCAATGTCGCTCAAAGCATGACGACACATAGGGCAAGTGGACGCATCTGTAGTCCATTTAGTTAAACATTTAATGTGGAAGGAGTGAGAACAACTCAGAATACAGCAACCTGTGGTCTGATCAATAGTTTCGTAGCAAATAGGGCAGTCTGTCATTTTGGCACACGATCTAGATATAATTGACCAAATCAAATCCATTTTAGTTACCAGGCATTTTTTTTGACTACAAACTATAATGCAGATTAGGAACGCGAATCCGATCGCAGTGGATCTTCAAAACATCTATATATCTAATTTTGATTCTTATCGTTCTGATGATGATGCTCCAGAGTTTAGACACGCTATCTTGAAGCTTGGTACAGATTCAACTCCCCGTTTACTTGCAGGTCAAACAGATCCTGGTTTTCAAGATGGGCCTGCTAATCAGGCTACATTTAATAAACCTATAGATGTTGTATCCTATCGTGGAACCCTGTATGTGCTTGATAGAGGAAATAATGCGATTCGTAAAGTGGACGCTCAAGGAAACGTAACTACATTTGCGAGTGCGACTGAAGGACGTGGATTTAAAGCGCCTTTTGATCGTATGTTATGTTTTACAATTGATTCAGCTGGAACGGTTTATGTAGTAGATCGCAATCCTGATGGTAGTCATGTGATTAAAATTACAAGTGCAGGAGAAGTCACTGTATTTCCAAATCTACTTAATTACTTTGTATACTCGATTGTAGTTGACGACTCTGGATTTCTTTATTCAACTTCACCTGCAAAACACTGTATTTACAGGGCAAAACTTGGAGTTGATGATAAAGCTACTGTCTTTGCAGGAAAGGAGCAACAACCTGGAATGGTAGACGCAACTGGAGAACAATCGCTTTTTAATCAACCTTGGGGACTTGTAGTTGGTTCAGATAGAAATATTTATGTTGCTGATTTTGACAATCATCGTATTCGTAGGGTTACACCTCAAGCTGTAGTGACTACAGTAGCAGGTAATGGGAACGCAATGAGAATGGATGGTATTGGAGTTGAAGCATCTTTTTACTATCCAATCTATTTAGCGTGGCATCCCCGTGATATGATTCTCTATGTACTAGAAGGTGAAGATGAAGATACTGCGATTCGTAATGTAGATGCAGATACAGGAGCAGTTGCAACTATCTATACTGCGCCTGAAGAAGAAGATAATGCCGACGATGAAGATGAAGAGCTCCCAGAGTTTCTTACACCTCCAGAATCTCCTCCTTCAAAAGACATTGAATCCGGATCAGGCGATGTCATTTCATCGGATGATATTGAAGAAGGTTCAGTTGTAGGACAGATTGTAGGTGAAGGAGGAACCATTGCAAAATCTCAGTATTACTTCCCTGCTTCATTGCAAAACTTATGGCAACAAGGTCCATCAAAGTTCACAGATCCATATACCCGAAAAAAGATTGTAGATGTAAAGTGGTATAAAGCTCACTTAGTTCCTCAAGGAACATTAGGTGGTCGTAAAAAGACCCGTAAATCCAAGAAGTCCAAGCGTAAGACATTCCGTAAGAAGAGAAAATCGTTACTTGTTTAAGCAGTAGAATACGTAATACCTTGCATACGGATCAGGGTCCTTTGGATCATCATTACCTACAATATAATAATGAGTGCGCATGAGGTGCTTCTGCAGAATACGGTAAGCATCAACCCGAGAAAGTACATAATCATCCTCCTCTCCGAAAATTGTTGACCAATCTAGCAGAGGCCAATCAAACGCTTCAAGGTTATCAATATCTAGAATGGGTCGAGGTGTCATCTCCTCCTCCATTATGTTTGTTGCGTGAAATCTGTTTTAGAGACTGGACTCTAAGTAGACGTATGGAGCAGTTCTATGAGCGTTTTAAGCAATATGATCGGAATGTCAAGGTGCAAAAACTGGAGCAGATTGTCCACTTGTTTCGGTCCAATCAAGCGCACCAGCATGCAGATGCATTCTATGATTTGAAAAATTGTTATCCTTCGTTCCCCTTTTTTAAGAACGATGAGGAGTTTAGGGTGTATTTAGCTTGGTTACGTATTTATGATTTACCGCCTCATCCGGTGATGGCTCATGTTCTCACTCAAATTTGAGATTTGCGATGATCGCTGGATACAGCGTCGCATACTCAGATGCCCACTTCGGAACCCGCTTGAACGGCTTGACATTCTTATACTCGTAGATGACCTTGTCATCCATCTCCTTGGTCCGCTTCTGGCGTTCCGGCTCCTTCACCTCGGGACCGATGCGCATCCCGCTCTTCCAGGCACAGAACTCATCGGTTCCCATGCGAGCCAGAACCTGCATCGTGCGCATGGTCCAACCCATTGACATTCCCGAGTGCCCCTCATACTTAATATTCTTGTAGATCGCCCTGAGCTCAGGTCCATCTCCATACATATATCCTCCCTCGCCCGGATCGGTCTTCATGAACTCCCACATCTGTGCTGTCTCGATGGCGTTCTCTGCATCCTGCAGCATTTCGTTCTCGTGCTCCGTAAATCCGATAGAAACGTAGTTGAGAGGCATTTTGATCACAGGTAATGTAAAAATTGTTTGTTAGATCAAATCCATTTTGGACGCTTAGAAGCCGTATCGCATCTGCACATCGAGCTTGCGCAGATCAGCCTCATCCCAGTCCTCCAACGGATTCTCGCGTTCGTCCTCGAGGCACCCGCCGGGTCCCATGTGTCCCTGCTGGTTTAGGACGTCATCGCGACATCCCCAGCACCTCAACTCGCGAAGGCGCTTCTCCTTGGTCATCCACAACAGGCGCCAGTCGTCCACCTGCCGAGAAGTCATTCCGCCGGAATACAGCTCTACCTTCTCCTTGATCTTCGCGATCTGCTCCTCCAGCTCCTGGATTTCGAGCCACTCCGCCTCCTGCTCACTGAGGATCGGAGACACTGGCAGAGGAGGCATGTCCTCACAGTCACGACAGAGCGACTGACTGCGCCAGTACTTGTTCTTGAACTCACGCTTGCAGTTGGTGCAGTCGTAAGTGTTCCCGTCATACGGACCCTCGTTGGTGTATCCGTAGTACAGCTCGCATGACTTGCACATCGGCGAGTGGTGGCACTCACAGTTGTGGCGATCCTTCCACTCGAACCGAACCGGCTGATACTGCGGGCACGCAGGATCGTCCTGATCGTTGCAGACGAGGATCCCCCGATCGAACTCTCCAGAGCACACATGCTCAACCGGCGAGCACGGAGGAGCCTCATCGGTTCCGAACCGATCCACCCAGCAGTGAGAGCAATATCCGTTTGCTCCCACATACATGTCCATCCCGCATCCGGGACACTCACTCGTCTCATATGAGACCGAGTCGTCTAGTCCCCCCACCAGGGGGTTGTGCTCTAGACAGCACGGGGCTCCGTAGGTTGCAACCTTCTTGTCGCACGTGGCATCGTAGCAGTAGTAGGTGATCTTGTTCATGTTGGAAGTCATTTTAGTAGTAGTTGTGTTCGCGCCCCATGATCCATTTCCTAGGGCTGATCAAATCCATTTTGGACGATAGTGAAGTGTGTTCACCTAACTATCGCCCTCAAACTTTCGTTATCATTGGGACTTTTTGGTTTTATATTTACTTGCCACCCATCTTGCTCTTGAGTGCCTTCCAGGCAAACGTGGAGACCAGCGCGAAGACAACGGCGTGTGTGAGGTTGACCGTCATCGTCGAGCCACCCGGCGGGAGGCGGAGGAGGACACCGGGGATCAGGAAGTAGAACAGCGCAACAAGGAAGAGAAACTTGACGTACATTTGTTTACTTTTAGATAGGAAAATTTAAGCAGGGGGGTGCGTTCCAAGAAAATCATGGAATACATGCTTTAGTTTATCATCCAACGTATCCAAGAACACAAAGACCGCGTAGACGAAAATCATCTGCCCTCCAAACGACTCCAGGTATCCCTCCAGGGCGGTGGTAACAGGCAACACAGGAATAAACGAATGAACCATATACGTTGTCCAGAATGCGATGATCACTATAATAGAGATCTCAGCAGAGACGTCTAAGAACTGGTAGAGATTAGACTGCTTCTCCCATTCAGGTCCATACTCGGGGAATATGCGCCACAAGCACCACGACAGAAGACCACCGAGGAACACGTAGAATATCGCAATGAACACGAGGTTCACAGTGATATTGAAGATATAACCCTTGACCGGCGGGATAGTGTTGAGACCCGCGTTCTTCATTATTTACAGGGAAGATTAGAGTATACATCATATGCCAACACAGACTGTTCTTCGCACATGGGGTAAGCACTTGATTCTTGACGCCGCAAGGTGTTCACCAAAGATGATCGGATGTCCGATTGTCATTGGTAACTTTGCGCGCACGTTGGTCAAACGTATCGACATGGTTCCATATGGCGAGCCTCAGGTTGTCATGTTTGGAACCGGCAACAAGAAGGGGTATACGCTCGTTCAGTTAATTGAGACATCCAATATCACCGCTCACTTTGTGGAAGAGAACAACTCCATGTATTTGGATGTGTTCTCCTGCAAGGATTTTGATCCGGAGGTTGTTAAGGAGGCTGTGAATGAGTTCTTTGATGCTCAGAAGTTCAAGACTAAGGTTTTGCTTCGACAGGCACCGGTTGAGCAGCTACATTAAAAGTCCATGAGGCATGTTCCGGTTGTCGTACGTGTTCCATCGGGACACTTTGTAGCCTTAGGCGTTGCAGAAGGCATCGTAAAGTGTTCGGGGATAACGCGCTGGAGGACCCAGAACGCAAGGGCAAATCCGAGGAAATACAAGAGCCATTTGGAAGCGCGAGTCATTTATCTTAGAAGTAGGTTTTCTTCACCCAGTCGCGGTCGGTCTTGAACGTCTTTGCCCGGGAAGGAGACGTGGTCTTGTTGAGGACCGCAATGGCATTCAACTTCCGCAGGGTCGAGAGACGACCATAAGCACCCACGGCTTGTGCAATAGCAGCATGACGCTGACTTGCAGAATCTGTTGCAGAGTATCCCTTTGAGGCCAGATCACCCGTCTTGAGAGGACCGATCACAGCAGGTCCCTTTCCAGACGAACCGCGATCCTTGACACAGCTTGCTTTGACGCGATAGGTGGTTCCGCGCTTCAGGAGACGGCCGATGAGCGTCTTCTTCTTACGCGTAGCAATGTATCCTTCGCGACGGATCTTGCCAGGGGGGCATCCTGTTCCACCTCGAAGAAGACTGGATGACTTTATATCGTCCTCGTGCATTAATAACTCTCACTATTTTTCCGATTTGGGCACGTCGAACATCCTTGTTTGGGGGTGGGTTGTGTCTTCCAGATATACATGAAAAATATGACTAACGCAATGAGAACAACGCCGAGTATCATCATTTACTTACTTCGACAGAATCGCTTCGGCACAGTCAGAACACATGAACTCCCCCACCGAGTCATAGACCGACTTATACATAAAGTACTTGTAATCTAGACTCTTGCAGAAGACACATTCGCGCTTCTCCTTCTCAATCTCGAAGATCTTGCAGGTGTAGCGCATTCCATAGTAGCACTCGGGGCAGACTGAGCTATGACAGGTGCGACAGCCAGCGGTTTTCTTGACTCCATACGACGCGTGGCTGAGAAGCTGAGTATCGCAAATTGGGCAGATTGACGTCATTTTAACCACCTTCCCTTTCTTGATGGCAAACTAAATCCATTTTAGGTTTAAAACGGACGTGTTCAAATATAGAAAATACACCTCACCATGGGGATTCCATATTACGTCGCTTCGCTCTTGCGGACTCACAAGCATATCCAGCAAGAGGTCGGAAACACAGCTCTTGAGTGTGATGTGCTGGGTCTTGATTTCAATGCATTCATCCATACCTATCTGAAACCTGAGAACCCCATCGGAAGTATCGTAATCGCATTACGGAACTTCTTACGGGATGTTGTTCATGCGAAGAAGATTCTGATTGCGTGTGATGGGTTGGTTCCCTACGCGAAGATTGTCCAGCAGAGATATCGTCGCATGAAGAAGCCTGAACCATCCTTGTTTGACAAGAATCAGATCTCACCGGGCACGCCATTCATGGCTGAGTTAGAAGACACCTTGCGTTTCTGCTTTCCAGAGTGCATTCTGTCGGGAACCGATGAGCGAGGTGAAGGAGAGCATAAGATCTTCACGTGGTTGCGAACTCTACCCGAAGAGGAACGGCGAAACATCCTGATCTATGGAATGGATGCAGATCTGGTGCTGATTTCTGTGGCACAATCGCATCTTGGTCCGATCAAGCTGGTCCGTGAAAACAAGGATTCGGGGTATTCGACCTTTGACGTATCGGCACTTCGCCGTGTTTTGCCGTTGGATCCGGACTTGTGGGTTCAGATGTGTGTCATGTGCTTTGGTAATGACTTTATGCCGACGATTGCAATGTTCTCCCTCCGAGAAGATGGATACAACCGGGCGGTGCACTACATGAAAAAGCAGGATCTCACTTCAGCGGCAAATGATGAGAAGTCAGTCTTGATGAAGCGTGCTAAGGATACAGATCGGCATATTATTGCTCGTGACGGTCATGCATTGGAGGCCCGTATGGGTCTTCATCTCATGGACGGTGTGATTGACTGGAACAAGGTGGTGTTTGCATTCTGGAAGACCTATGCGTGGACTCTTCACTACTTCAAGACCTCCGAGGTTCTTGACTGGTGTTGGCACTATCCGTATGCAGAGGCTCCCCTTATGGAGGCACTGAATGACTTTGATGTATCGTATGCATTTGAATGGGATCATGCAGAGCCACCGTTTGGAATCAAAGAGCAACTGGATTTCATTCTTCCGGGTCGTGGAGTCTTTGAGGATGAAATGTATGAAGAGGGTCCCGATTCACGTCATGCTTGGATGAAATGCTATACATGGGAGACAGATCCGTTGATTTCACTACCATGGAATCCATCTAGCCTGCCTACGCAGATCTCTTACCTCCGAATCTGAAACCGACCTCCATTGAGACCCAAACGTGGAGCATTTCGAGTGTCAACGCGTATAGGAGATGGAGGTTCGCTATTTGCAAGTTCGAATGCCTGTCCTGGTAGCACAACTACGTCTTCAGCAATATCGGTTTCAAAGTTATTTTCACGTTTTTGAACATATTCAAATTCAATTTTTAACATTTCATTGATCTTCTTCAGTGCCGTAAGACCAGACGCATCCTGCATGGTTCGCCAGAAACGCCGAATATGATTTAGGTATGCAGCACGATAGTCCTTGGCTGGCCTAGTTTTTACGTTGTTTCGTAAGGTTTCAAAGCAAGCCGCAACGGTTGAGTGAATTGGTTTGTTCAGTCTCCGATTCACAGAGTTGTGAACCCGAAATGTGAACAGTAAGAACTCGCGCCTTGATGTGAGCATCTGCGGGTAGGATCGTCTGTATCCGGCAAGTGCAGTTCCAAAGTGCTCCTTGCAGTTCGGGCAGGTTATGGTTGACTGAAACATGTCGAGCCATGTCTGCGTCAGAGTAATTTCAGATATCGTGGGCGAATCTGGATAGCACGAGGCAACTGAATGGAGATTCATCCACCCCAAAGGTCCCCAGATGGACGTCATTACTCTACTTCGCGACAATCATCCCGGCCTCCATACCGCCTTCAAGAATCTCCCTTGCAAGCTGAGGTGGCGTTTTCGGGTTCACGGCGATTCCAGATCCCTTAAGGTGCTCACGAACTTTGGAGTCGCTCATACTCTGCACGGTCTGCTTGATTGTCTTGCGTCGTGCTTTGGCTCCCTTATCGGTGAGGATTCGAAGGGTTCCTTTACGAACCGGCGGGGGCTTGGCGGGATCCCTGACACCCACAATCGGCTCATTTCCGCCCCGCTTTCTAGTTCCCTTCATGACCCCGCGCGGGAAGGTTTTCATGGACTTGTGGCGACCCGCTTTTGGAACTGGTTCTACATGATCTACTTTCTGAATCTTGACGCCGGACATTACACTTATTCAAAACGGATAGATATATTTACAGCGAAGAGATACCCATATGAATACCATGTCATCTGAATGGGAAGCAGTTCGTTCGTATTTCTCCAATGGTGTGCGTCGGATGGTCGATCACCAGGTCGACTCCTACGAGGACTTTATCCGCCACAAGATCCCTCTGATCATCCAGTCGACACCTCCGATCACAGTTTGGCATGAGCAAGATGAGACCATTAAGAAGTATAAGTATGAGTTCAAGTTGTCGTTTGAGAATATTAGCTACATCAAGCCTCGCATCCAGGAGGCAACCGGTCGTGTGAAGCCCATGCTCCCTATGGAAGCGCGCATCCGTAACTTCACATATGCGGCACAGATGTATGTGGATATCCGTTTCATTGCCAGGACCTACAAGGGCCCGATGCTGGATACCTTTGACGAGGAGTCGCGGGTGTTTGAGGGCATCAGCCTGGGTAAGCTCCCTGTTATGTTGGGATCCAGTCTGTGTCTACTGAAGGACTACCCGATGAGTCTTGAGGAGTATGGTGAGTGTGCTCACGATCCTCTGGGCTATTTCATCATCCACGGATCCGAGCGCACGATCCTGTGTCAGGAGAAGGTGGCCGATAACCGCATCATGATCTTCCAGAACAAGAAGTCGGCATCCAAGCACACTCACTCTGTGGAGATCAAGTCCTTGCATGAGTCCTTCACGATGCCTCCCAAGAAGCTGGAGATCCGTATCAGCTCCAAGTTCAATGGTTACGGCAACCCACTGACAGCCTGCGTTCCCCGATTCCGCGAGGATATCCCGGTCGTTGTGTATTTCCGTGCACTGGGTGTCCTGACGGACAAGGAGATCACGAAGATCATCTGGGGATCCGTGGATGATCTCCACGCTGAGTTGTTGTCTGCATCATTCCGTGACGCATCGGAGCTCGGAATCTTCACTCAGCAGGAGGCCATTCAGTATCTGACGAGCCACCTCCAGTATGGCACGAATCAGGAGGATAAGTGCGCATATGTTCGTCAGTTGCTCAACTCCGAGTTCCTGCCTCATGTGCGATTTGCAGGCGAGCTCACGACCACTCCGGTCCACAATGCTCGTAAGACGATGTTGATGGGAACTATGATTCGCAGGCTCTTGCTGACCTATTGCAAGCAGATCCCTTTGGATGACCGTGACGCGTATCCGAACAAGCGCGTGGTGACGACAGGTGCCTTGCTGACCCATCTGTTCCGTCAGCTCTTCCAGAAGGTCTGTAATGACACTCGCAATGAGTTTGTGCAGGAGGTCAACAATGACTCCTGGAAGCGCGGTGAGACTCCCCGTCCAATGGAGATCTTGAATGTAAACAACCTCTACAAGATTCTAAAGCTCTCAGCGATCGAGGGTAAGCTCAAACAGGCTCTGGCTACAGGCAACTTTACCGTCCAGGGTCTTGGTTCGGTTGCATCCATGTCCAATGCTACAAAGGTGGGTGTTTCGCAGGTGCTGGGTCGTATGTCCTACGCAGCGACACTCAGTCATTTGCGTCGTATTCAGACACCGGTTGAGAAGTCAGGCAAGTTGCTTGCACCTCGCAAACTTCACGGAACCTCGTGGGGATTCATGTGTCCTGTGGAGACACCAGAGGGTCATTCGGTCGGTATTGTGAAGAACATGAGTCTGCTGACCTCTATCTCACAGCACGTGCCGTCTAGCACAGTTCTACACTTCCTCCAGGATGACAAGCGGATCGTCTGGATTGACACGCCCCGAGTCTATACCGGGACATCCATTACAGTGAATGGTGTGATCGTGGGCTACACGAACAACCCACATGAGCTTGTGACAGCCTTGAAGTCAGCCAAGCAGGTCCGCCGAATCCATCCGCATATCTCGGTTGCGTGGTATACCCTGATGAACAACCTGTCGATTGAGACGGACGGTGGACGTTGCGTGCGCCCTGTGTTTCGCAAGGGTGCTCCTCCACCCACAGATCGGTCTAGTTGGAATGAGTGGTGCAAGTCGTGCGTGGACTACATTGACTCCTCGGAGACCGAGACGCTCAGGATTGCCATGAGCAAGGACGAGATGACCGATACACACACTCACTACGAGATCCATCCATCTCTGATTGTCGGACACATGGCTTCGACGATTCCACTGTCAGACCATAACCAGTCTCCTCGTAATACCTATCAGTCAGCCATGGGTAAGCAGGCTATGTGCGTCTACGCTGGCAACTTTGCAAAGCGCCTGGACAAGAATGCCTATGTTCTTTGCTCCATTGCTCGCCCGATCGTGGAGACCCGTGCCATGAATATCCTGAAGATGCACGAGATGCCCTTTGGGATGAATGCGATTGTGGCCATTGCCTGCTACGGTGGATACAACCAGGAGGACTCCGTGATCCTGAACAAGTCGGCAGTTAAGCGTGGCTTCTTCCGCGGTCTGTATTACGGCATGTATAAGGATGAGGAACACCGGAACGTTACCTCGGGTCGCGAGGAGAAGTTCATGAAGCCTCAGAAGCACAACACTCGCAAGTACAAGAACACGTCGTATGAGGCAGTGTCGGAGGCGGGTCTTCCGATCATCAATTCGGTCTTGCAGGAGAACGACGTGGTGATCGGCAAGGTCGTGAACCTTCGCAATGACGCTGCTGGATATACGTTCCGCGATGCATCGACGACACATAAGAACTCCGAGCCCTGCCGTATCGACGGCGTGTGGCAGGATAAGAACTCAGACGGGTATCCCTTCATCAAGGTGCGCACGGTCTCTGAGCGTATTCCTCAGATTGGTGATAAGGTCTCTTCTCGTCACGGTCAGAAGGGAACTATTGGAATGCTGATGGAGGAGGAGGATATGCCTTTCACGGCTTCGGGTCTGCGTCCGGATATCATCATGAATCCTCACGCTGTTCCTTCTCGTATGACAATTGCTCAGCTGATGGAGAACATCTTCGGCAAGATTGGTGTTCGCAAGGGGACCCTGGGTGACGGAACTCCGTATTCTCACCTGAAGGTAGAGGACTTGAAGAAGCACATGGTGGATATGGGGATGCATCCCTATGGAAATGAGATCCTGTATAACGGTCAGACCGGTGAGATGATGCAAGCCGAGATCTTCATGGGTCCTACCTTCTACCAGCGTCTGAAGCACATGGTGATTGACAAGAAGCATTCCCGTGCTCGTGGTCCGATTGTCTCGCTGACTCGTCAGCCGTGCGAGGGCAGGTCCCGTGATGGTGGTCTGCGTGTAGGAGAGATGGAACGTGACTGTATGATTTCACACGGCATCTCGGTGTTTACCAAGGAGCGTCTGATGGATGTTTCCGACCCGTTCAAGACGGGTATTTGCAAGACCTGTGGCACGCTTGCCGTGGTCAATCCGGTGGAGGGAATCTACTCGTGCGGTGCATGTGGCAACAAGACTGACTTTGTGATGAAGACCTTGCCCTATGCAATGAAGCTCTGGATGCAGGAGCTGGAGGCGATGCACATTACGCCTAGGATGCTCTTAGAGTAGAGCGACGGCGGTGACGATGACGCCTGGACTTCCGGCGCCCCCCTGTTACTTGATCATCCGTAACCTTCTTCAGGAGAATAGTGTGCTTCTCGAGAATAGCATTTGTAGTAGTTGTATATGATTCCATCGCAGCAGCAACTTTGGAGCAGTAGTCGTCAAAGATTGCCTTGTAAGAGGTCAGAATAACCTGTGTGTCTGTGATAGGGATTAACTTTATTTTTGCCTGTGCATCCAGTGCGAACTTGTCGAAGCTGGACATCAGGGTTCCGGACACTACCTGCAACTGACGTGCATACTTGGTCATGTCCATCTTTGCAGCGTCGGTCTGTGATTTGGGCGGGCACTGAGTGCGAAACATGCGTGCAAACATCCCAGTACAGTAGAACTTGACGATAAAGACACGGACAGACTCAATGCTCGAAGCCTGGAGCTTGACAAGCTGTTTGACAGATCCCTTCATATTCACGACAAACTTGCCAAACTCAACATCCAGCTTCTTTTTCGTTGATGCGGTTGTTCCAATGCCACTGGTCAAGACAGCCTTTGTTGACTCTTGACTGTTCCGAATGGAAATGACTTGATTCTCACCAGCACCACCGAGAATCTGATTCATGTTCGTGATGCCTTCTAGAACGTTGTTTGTGAGTCCTGTTGCAAGCTTGCTACTGAGTTGCACTGTCTTATTCGCATCCTTTGCCACTTCACCGACGGTGCCCAGTGTAACATTCGCAATACCAGCGGTTGTCTTTGCAGCGGTGTTGGTGATTTCTCCGGCACTCGCAACCACCACGGTCGTCGTGTTAAGTCCAACCTTGCTGATATCCTTTGCAGCAGATAGCGATGCCGTTGCAACTTCAGTTGTATTAGTTATTGCAGATGAGGTAACCGCACCAACTCCCTCAAGAGCAGCCGTTGCAACAGCATTTCCTTGGTTGACTGCTGTTCCAACGAGCTTGACGCTTTGGTCAATTACCCGCGTCGACACTTCAAGAGTGCCGGTTGTAGCATTCCCTATGTTATTAACTGCAGTCGTCAAGTTGGACGCCATTAGTTTATCATGTAGATATTTTACATGATGCCCGGATCCTCTGAGGCGATGCACATTACGCCTAGGATGCTATTGGAGTAGGATCATCAGTGTTAACCATTGTATTCAAACTTTCGGTAGAGGGTGATTTTGACATTCCCATCTTACGCTGAATAGCATTCTTTCTACAAAGATATCCAAGCCACCCTGCAACAACTACAAATGCGAGAAATGCTCCAACAGCAATAGGCTCCATTTTTACATTCTTGCGTTCATCCTGAAAGTTTGTCTCAGCCTTAAAACAAAATGAACACTACTACCCCCGCCGGAAACTCCTCTGCTCCCGCTATGTCCGCCGGTCGCCGTGGCACCCGCAAGGGTCCTTCGGCCAAGGCCCTCAAGCGCGTTCTCAAGTCCCACGGCCTCAAGTCGTCGGGCAAGAAGTCCACGCTCCGTGCCCGCGCGAAGAGGGCCCACCTCCTTTCCAAGGCTTAAATCTCTGCTGTAAATAATGCCCAAACACACCCGTAAACTTCGCAAGGTCCGTAGGCGTGGCGGTGATGAGAACTATGTTGTTCCCAAACAATTCATGCCTGCAAATGAGGATGTAAAACCACTTCTTGATGCAAGAGCGAACTTAAAGTCCACTAAAATGAATTGTGCAACACGCGATGCATTTAATCGATGTGTGGCCGGTCGACGCAGGAGAACCCGCCGTCAGAAACACTAACGAACCAATCCCGGGACATCAACATGTTCCACCTTGGTATGTCGCCTAGGGTGCGTCGCCTTAGCCTGTAAATAATTTTTCTCGCTCTTATTCAAACAATCAATATGGGTGGTGGTCTTCTTCAGCTCGTTAGCTATGGTGCGCAGGATATCTACATCTCGGGCAACCCCCAGATCACTTTCTGGAAGGTCCTCTACAAGCGTCATACGAACTTCGCGATGGAGTCCATTGAGGTGACGTTCAACGGCCAGGCCGACTTCAACAAGCGTGTGACTGCGGTGATCAACCGTAACGCCGATCTCATGTATCGCACGTATGTGCAGGTCGTTCTCCCCGCGGTTGACTTCTCGTCTGTCACCACGCTCAACCGCTTCCGCTGGCTCAACTACATCGGTCACCGTCTCATCAAGACGGTTGAGCTCGAGATCGGTGGTCAGCGCATTGACCGCCAGTATGGTGACTGGATGCAGATCTGGACCCAGCTCTCCCAGGATGTGGGCACCACAGAGGCGCTCAATGACATGATCGGCAACACCCACGATCTCGTCCTCATGAAGGACCGCAAGGGTTATGCGCTTGATGCCTCATGCGCGGGCTCCGAGCTCACCAACTCCTGCGCCCCCCGCGCTGGAACCCCGGCGCGCACCCTCTACATCCCGCTCCAGTTCTGGTTCTGCCGCAACCCGGGTCTTGCGATCCCGCTCATCGCGCTCCAATACCACGAGGTGCGCATCAACGTGGAGTTCGAACAGTGGATCAACTGCACCTACTACGAGCTGGTCCTCGCGGCCGGAACGGTGCCCACAAGCATCCAGTCGCTCACGGCTGCGTCGCTCTACATCGACTACATCTACCTCGACACGGAGGAGCGTCGCCGGTTCGCTCAGCAGACTCACGAGTACCTGATTGAGCAGCTCCAGTTCACAGGTGCCGAGTCGATCACCTCCTCCTCCAACAAGATCCAGCTCAACTTCAACCACCCGGTTAAGGAGCTCGTGTGGGTTGTTCAGCGCGACTCGTTCGTGGACTGCACCCCTAACCAGGTCTTCATCCAGGAGGTCAACGGATGCCAGCCTTTCAACTACACGGATGACTTCAGCACGGAGGGCATCGTGATGGACGTCCTCGCCCGTGGCGGTCTGGCCGCGAACGGCGGCGCGGCGGTTCCCACAGCCTCTAACGATGGTCCTTCCGGACCCTACCTCCCGGGTCTTGGTTTCCCGGGCCCTGGACCCTCGCTCAACGGCGCATCCTGGCTCGACACCAACATTGGACCGGGCGGCAACGACCAGGGCATCGTGTTTGAGGACACGACCAACTACCTCCTCGCGAAGGTCATCCTCCAGTCTGGAGTCAAGTGCGAGGGCAAGAACCCGGTCGAGGTTGCCAAGCTCCAGCTCAACGGCCAGGACCGATTCACAGAGCGTGAGGGACGCTACTTCTCCCGCGTGCAGCCCTACCAGCACCACACCCGCACACCGGCCCAGGGTATCAACGTGTATTCCTTCGCGCTCAAGCCTGAGGAGCACCAGCCCAGTGGCACCTGCAACTTCTCCCGTATCGACAAGGCGACCCTGCAACTCACGGTCAGTGTCAACACGGTGCGCTCTGGACGCACAGCCCAGGTGCGCGTCTATGCAGTCAACTACAACGTGCTCCGCGTCATGAGCGGCATGGGTGGTCTTGCATACAGCAACTAAACACCAAAACAAAAAAGCAAACAAGATAACCCAAAAAAACAAAAACAAATGTTGGTCAAAACTGACCTGGATTTGAGTTTGTGTAACTACTTTAATCAAAATACGAAGTAACTGCATCTGAAGAAGATCGACGCGTAATGTTGAAACTCGGAAAGAACTGAAGACATTCGTAGTCGGAACTCGGAGGAAACTTATTTGAGATACGCTGAATGATCTCAGTTGCAAAGTTCCATGCCAAGATGATAACAACGACCTTCTTGTCAAAATACTCTTCAAGCTTTGTCGATCCAACAACTTGGATCTGAGTTCCTGGTGTAAACTTACCATGTTTCAATACAGAATCATCAATGATAAACTTTGGTGCAAGGGGATTTGGTGACGAATCAAAGATATAGTTCAAAAATACATTGCCTTTTGCGGCAGCTCCGAATCCAAGGATATGATATCCTGATTGAGAGTAGTTCTTAAGAACATCGAGGCACTTGGACTTCAGAGAGCGAATAGAACTAGCATACTTTGTATAAAAGTCGTCTGTATAGAGTCCAAGACGCACTTCATCTTGCAATATAAGGGTATCCGGAGTAGGAAAAATACCCTTTTTGATCTCAAATACATAAGATATTCCGTGAATTGGTGTCTTGTAGACATGTACTAAAGTACACCCTGCATTCTTGGCAGCATGCATCATAGATCTGACTGTAAAAAATGAGATGTGCTCGTGATAGATTGTATCAAACTCATTATTGGCATACATATGTGCTTGAGATGTTTGAAGTACGAGAAGTGTCTTATCAGACATGACATTCGCACATGTTTGAATAAAGCCAACTGGGTTTGTGACGTGAGCAACTACATTCTCTGCAATGATAAGGTCGAGATCGATACCATCAACGAGGGTGCACGGTTCTGTTCCCCAGAACTTACAATCGATCGTATGACCCTTTGCCACTGCCTTTTTGACCTGATTCCTTGCAGGGTCAACACCATATGTCTTCCACCCAAGTGCCTTAAACTCGTCTAGCTGATAGCCGTCATTACATGCGAGTTCGAGAACTGTCGGGTTAACCTTTGTAATGCGCCGAGTATACGTCTCAGCTATGCGCTTGAAATCATCACGTAAAGTTTGTGATGTGCCACTCTCATAGATATAGTTCCGAAAGAGGCTCTCCCGATCTACAATATAGCTAAGCTGGGTATGACTACAATGCATGCATCGATACACCTCTAGTGGATAAGAGGGAACCTCTTCGCTTACATTTATAAAATTGTTTGCAAGAGGTTGGGTGCCAAGATCAAGAACGCTTTCGATTTTTGCATTACGACAGATCAGGCACTTCATATGAAGACCGATTGGAGTATTGATTCGTTCAAGAAGATCTTTCTTATTATTTTCATAGTATGAATGAATAGAATCTTGGGTCCCCTTGAATGTATAGTTAAATCGATCACATAGTTTAGAACAATCCATTTGAAATCCCGTGTCTTTAGATGTTATATTCATACGTAAGCTTGTGTTGGTTTTTTCAGTAATCAATCTTGCAGCGTCTCCAACCGTAGTATTAAAAGATCCAACATTAAAGATGTCATTTCTAACTGATTTGTCACTCATGATTCGAGTAATAACCTCGAAAAGATCTGGATACCATAAGATTGATCGCCATGAATATGGATTTGTGGCGTTGACATATCCATATGAAAATGCAGAGTAGTACATGCCGTTATAGATTAACTCTGGTCGCATAGATGGAGATATACCAGATACTGTTCCCATTCTGAGACCAATTGTTCTTTTTCCCATTGATGCAACTAGTTGTTCACGTGCATACATTACACGTTCATATTTGAACATACTCGATATATCAACAGTATCTGTCTCTCGAGTGTTTGTCTGATTATAGTATACAGATCCAGTTGATGCATAGATACAGATCTGAGTATTATTTAACTTCTCAACAACCGATATGAATTCGGTTACACATGTGTCGTAAAGGCTATCATATGGTTCTAGTTCGCAGTCAGCCTTTCGTGAAATTCCTGCAAAATACAGAATAACATCAAAGTTAGAGACATCGACTTTACTTGCTTTCATCTGTTCGTGGGGAGGATATATGTTCGAATCGGCTATGTCAATACACGATACATCATGTAGCCCCTTGAGATCATTATATAACATAGAGCCGACATATCCACAAGCTCCAATGATTAGAACTTTCATATTTCTATAGTAATAGATTATACCAGTATGCCTACCGCATATTCATTAATTTGGCCTGGACAGGATGGTTCGATCTACATGCCAAGCGAGAATCGTAATCCTGACATGGATGTCAAGATGAATATTCCTATTTTTGTGCTCCATTATACACCACTTACTGATCGCAAGGAACATATGCTTAGACAGCTCGCAGATCACGGACTTGAGGCTCAGTTTATTACTCAATGTGATCGTGAGCACATCACCGACTTTACTTTTTTTGACACATCCAAGATCAGTATTCGATGCATATCCAATCTTATGAAGAACTGCGAAGTCTATCGAAAGATGATCCAAGATAATATTCCATATGCAATCGTTTTTGATGATGATGTGTGTCTTGTGAAAGATTTCAATACGATTATGAATGAGACTGTTAAGAACCTTCCACCTACGTTTGATATCTGCTATTTTGGAGACATTTGTGGATTCCACATCCAAAAAACATCACCACACACAAACGTATATCTGAAGTCGAATGAAATCGGACCCGTTTTTAGTGAGCGAGGTTATTACATGGAGGCGCTTGGATCTACACGCGGACCTGCATATATCCTCACAAATGCGTGTGCTCGCAAGATAATGAGTGTCTTTGTACCTGGCTATAAGATTACAGATCTTGGTCATGATCACTGGATGAATAATGTTGCACGAGAGAAGAATTTACAAGTATATTGGAGTGAACCTACTTTTGTATGCGGAGGGTCTGATATCGATAGGTTTAAGTGTAGTCTTGGCCATCAAGAATGGGCTAATGATCCAAATCATAAACTTGATTAAGTTCTTTACACGTGAAATCCTCTCTATAGTCAAATGATACATCTTCCTGTATCAGTTGGAGAGGGTGTTGATAAACTTACAATCTTAGACATCAAATGCAAAAAGATTAAAGACCCTGAGAGACTCTCTCACTGTGTAAAAGAATACGAAGCTCTCTATTCTGAGCTTGAGGAATACACAACTCGGTTCCCATTTCATTACAGTGTTCTCTATACGATTAATGAGGAGATCTGGAACATTCAAGATACGTTTCGTGAATCACCGGACTTTAATTCGTGTCTTGATATTTTAAACAAGAATGACATGCGGTTTCGCATGAAGAACATTCTTAATAATTTAACCAGTTCTCATCTTCGTGAGCAAAAAGGCTATCCAAAACGCCGTGCCCTTGTGATTCACCACCTGGGTCTTGGTGATCATGTCTGCATGATCGGTGCTGTGCGCTATATTGCACTTCAGCATGACGAAACTACCGTCTTTTGCTATGCCCGGAATGAGAAGAATGTCCGATCTTTTTACAGCGATGATCCGAGTATCAAACTACAAATTGTAGATCTCAATGGTCCTTTTGAATATACCCCATCTGAGTACACGAACATCTATCTATCCGGTGAACACGCAGGAGTCTGGAATAACTCTGACTTTCCTAGCTGTTTTTATGATCATATGAAGATGGATCGTGGGATCCGCTATTCATATTTCCATATCCCAACATCAGATAAAGCATCTGAACTATATGAGATGGTTAGAGCTACACCATATATATTTGTCCAGACAGCATTTTTAGGTAATCATGGTGGAGGAATTGTGAACTCATTTTTAACTTGGGATGTTAATGAAACTCTTACGCTTGACCCAAACAACAATCTGTATCCCAAAGGACACGCGTGGTATGATCTAGCGCAGTCGTTTATTAATCATCCTTTCAGTGATTACATCGAGGTGATTAAACATGCTAAGGAGATTCACGTTGTGAACAGTTCGTTCTACTGCCTTGCAGCTCACTTGGAACTTGATGCTATGGTAAAGAAGTGTTATCTTCGTGAAACAGGTGAGTATGATCCTAAGTGGAGCTTTAGGCCGTTTTAGATAACTCATAGACCGCCCACCCGTTTCGTTCCGTATCCGATCCATCGACACGCACCCATTCGGGGTGATCAGCAAACCATTGAAGGATCTTTGGACACTTTGCAGTTTGCGTATCGTCCAGTAGATACACGGACGCATTTGTTGTAGCAATCATCTTCTCAAACTCAAACCACGTCAAGTACTCGGCTCCATCAAGAAGGATCACCTGAGGATCGTTCATAGGGACATACTCGCAATTCCAAAAGTTTGTGACATCTTCCGTGTGCCACGCTACATTGATCGACGGGTGCACCGCACGAACCGCAGCCCAGGTCGGACACTCGTGATCCTCTAGCATGCGACCGTGAATGATCTGGATCGGCGAATAACCCCTCCATACGTTCGTGGCTTCAATCACGCGATCCTTTGCAATTTCATAACTCTGAAGTGCAAAGGTATCCCTGCGATTCTTGAATCCCTCGTAGAAACAGCATGTAGAACCCTGACCATTCCAGGTTCCAATTTCAAGATAGCGACTAAACTTGGGATCCGATGCATACTTGGCGATCCATCGACCGAATGAACTATTGAATTGAACTTGACCTGTATTTGCTACCTTCATTTCTATTCCCTTAGACACTATCGTGTGCAACCATCCGCGCAACCAACTCGGGAAACGTGGTCGTAGCCTTCCAACCCAGCTTATACCATGCCTTGGATGGATCGCCAATCAAGAGCTCAACCTCTGCAGGGCGATAGAACTCCGAGTTGATTCGAATGATCACACGTCCTGATTCATCCTCTCCGGTTTCATTGATCCCCTCACCCTTCCAGATAATCTTACCCCATGCAGTCTCTAGAAACTCTCGGACTGTATGCGTCTCCCCTGTGGCAAGGATGTAATCATCTGGAGCATGTTGTTGAAGAATTCGCCACATTCCCTCTACATAGTCGGGTGCATATCCCCAATCGCGCTTAGCATCCAGATTTCCAAGCTCTAGAACGAAGTCGGGATCCTTGCGCAACCTCGCAATACCCTTCGTGATCTTACGAGTGATGAACTCCTCTCCACGGCGCTCGGACTCGTGATTAAACAGAATACCATTGCAGGCAAACATTCCGTAGCTCTCACGGTAGTTTCTCACAATCCAATACGCATAGAGCTTTGCAACTCCATACGGACTTCTGGGATAAAACGGCGTCGTCTCCGACTGAGGCGTCTCGACTACCTTGCCATACAACTCTGAGGTGGATGCCTGATAGAACTTGGCTCGGTTCAGACGTAGAGACCGAAGGATATCAAGGATTCGAAGCGGACCAAGGGCATCTACCTCTGCAGTAAACTCGGGTTGACGGAATGACGTATGGACATGAGACTGTGCTGCAAGATTGTAGACTTCAATATTCTTGTAATGCGAGACTTCCTCAAATACGGATCGCAGGGAGTTTCCGTCGCAAAGGTCAGCCTCTCGAAGGAAGAATCGGGGGTGGGTCAAGATGGTAGCGATCCGCTCTGTATTTGAACGAGATGTCCGCCGGGCAATTCCGTAGACATCATAGTCTTTTGAAAGTAAGAGCTCTGCGAGATAAGAACCGTCCTGCCCGGTTACGCCGGTTACAACTGCAGCGCGATTCATTTAGTTAGTCTAGGTAATATCGTGAAGATTCTTTCATCGGCAGATAAAAATGTGGACGGCAGATGATGTGATCTGTGGTGATCGCTTCCTAACTGCATTTCCCAATAACTACTTCAAGACGGATATCTTCTATGTGAGGGGCACAATGGGGTGGCGTGGGCGTGTTATTTGCCCTCCTAGGCTACATCGGGTGATTCTTGCAGGGCATTCAGACTATCCTCTTACCGACGAGATTGCAGGTCGCTATCCTCGGGCTACATGGTTTTCAACGAATACGCAATCGAAACGGGTGAATGGTCTCCCGCTTGGAATTACAAATGATACGGACGAATCGCCAATCCATCGTATCTATGGCAACATCCCAATGATGGTTGAGGTAGCACAGCTCCATCGTGAAATCAAGAACCTTGTGTATCTAAACTTTGCAGTCCACACATATCCATCTGAACGAGTTCCTTTGAAGGAGATGTTCGATGGGGTGCCGTGGGTAACTCATGGCGAAAGTGTAAACACCTTTGAAGGTCGCCGGGCATTCTTGCAAGATATTCGGAATCACACGTTTGTGTTATGCCCTCGTGGTAATGGAATTGATACGCATCGTTTATGGGAAACACTGTACATGGGGAGTATTCCCATTGTAAAGCGAGATGTTGCACATGTTGGGTGGACAGACCTACCTATTTTATTCGTGGATGACTGGAAGGAGGTAACCTATGAGCGCCTTCTTGCCGAGCAGAAACGAATTGAATCAACATCCTGGAACATGGAGAAGCTCCGTGTTAGTTATTGGATTTCCCGTATCAAATCATTTATAAATTAGATCAATGAGACTTTCGTTTGTAAACGGAAAGATGAGGCAGACTAGTCCTACATTCTACGGACAAATGGGTGAAGATAAACATATCTACTCTCGATATTTTCCATCACTTCGCGGCGGCACGTTTCTAGAGATGGGAGCTCTTGACGGAGTCAAGTACTCGAATACAAAGTTTTTTGAGGATAGCATGGGCTGGTCTGGTGTTCTTATTGAACCGATTCCTTCGGCATTTGAAGCACTTCGCACAAACAGGCCTAGATGTAAGTCCTATAATCTTGCAGTTTCCAAAATAGAAGGGTTACTTGAGATCTATAATCATGGTGCTGTGAGTTCTGTCAAGGATAATACAACTGAAGAGTTTTTTGAAGGATGGCATAAGAACAATAACATTGAAATCATTAAGGTCCCTTCGAAACGCCTTGATACCATTATACATGATTCGGGGATCAAGCGCATTGATTTTTGGTCTCTTGATGTAGAAGGGTCTGAATATGAAGCGCTTGAAACAATGGACTGGTCAATACCCGTATATCTTATTTGCATTGAGAAGCAGAATGAACGTAAAGCGTTATGCGATTCTATCCTACGTGCAAATGGGTTCGTATTTGTCGAGGAGCTAGCACATAATGAAGTTTGGATCAATCCAGCTCATCACAGGAAGTACTGAACATCTAGTCGCGTATTTCCTTGAGGGACATACATTGGATCAGACCATGAGTTGAGAATACATACTGGAAGTTTTGCATATAGATGATCTAGATTACCATGAAGAACGACAGGTGTTGCCCCACATGCAAGGGCTTCGTAGACACGATGCGTATCTTCACCCGTTCCAACTGGACACAGGACAAACTTAGAATGACACATATCTTGATAATATTCGGGTTGTCCCCGACCCGCTGGATCCTTCCTTACCACACGGGGATCATTCTCAAATGCCTTAAGACAGTTCGAACGAGCCACCACATTTGTTCCCGATGAAAAGTTAGAATAGATCTCAATATGGCGATCCGTAGAGGGACGAATATTTGGAACGTGTTTCAGACCGCTATCTGGAAATCCAAGAGGAATTGTTGTTAGCTGTGGATGCTTAACCGTTGTATTAATTGCCCATATGTGAAGAGCACGGGGCAATGTCCGTGCAAGTCTCGCTTCATCAAATGGCTCATCTGCATTGTGAATGATCAGGTTGAACCTTTTTGGTATCGTGAGACGAATTCTTAAAAACTGATCAAGGTATTCTCCATTGATGAAGACCCAATCACCGTTTCTAGAACCATAATGCATGAAGGGGCGTTCCCGGTACCTTGGATCGTAAATCCAAGAGCATAGATCAGAGAACGCTTTTCCGGAGATCATTATAATGGTTAAGGTCTTTTCTTTTTGTCTATATGGACCGCCGAACCCACGGTACTATCCAGTTCCAATGCTACAAAATATAGACTTGATTGGTAGACATTTCCCAGAGTGGAAGGTCTATCTGTACACGTCGCCCGATGTTGATGCCGAGTTTCTGCAACAGGTTGTTCAGTATTCGAATGTAGTCTTGCGTCCGACTGGAAAGCTCGGTATCATCAATATGGTTGAACGATTCTTTGCAATTGATGAACCTGATGTCGAAATCATGTTTGTTCGGGATGCAGATAGTCATGTTCATTGGAAAGACCGATGGGCAATTCGAAGTTTCCTTTCAAAGCCTCACTTTCATGCTCATGCAATCCGGGACCATCCAGAACACACATCAAGTTTAATGGGTGGATTATGGGGAATTCGAAAGACAGCTAAGATAAATATATCAAAGCAATATGAGAGATTTATGAGAGACCCGATTGATCGTGGATATGGAATTGATCAAAGTTTTTTATCAACCTACGTATATCCCTACATCCGAAGCGCATTGCTTGTCCATGTAGGTGAGGGACCAGCCTATGAAAGAGAGCACTTTATCAGGTTTCCGTTCCTATTTTCGAAAACCTTCTTTTGTGGACGTGATGATGGATCAGATTTCGTGGACGTGCCAGAGCCGACAAGACGCGCTGTCTTCTCCTTTTTAAAGTCATAACCGTAATCAATGATTGGCATTGCCATTCCATGCTATGACAAACACTTTAATCTGCTTCCATCCTTAATCGAAAATATATCAAAGTCAACTCATCGTCCAGATCATATAGCAATCTCATGTTCATCCTGGACACACAATCGTAGAACGAATACAAGCTATGATGGAATACCCGTTTCGATTCAGTACTCTAAGGAAGTGTTGAATCAAGCAACAAATCGCAATATTGCAGGTGGTATGTTGAATACGCTCTTAATTTCATTCATAGATGCAGATGACTTGATGCATCCCTCTCGTCTTGAGTATGTGGTCCGAGCGTTTAAGCAGGGTCCGTATCATGCGATCTATCACGATTTTACATGGGAGCCGATTAGTCATTATTCAAATTCCTTTGAACCGATGGACGAGTTCAAACTGGTGTCAAACCCAGTCGTTCCTAATCTAAATGAAGTTGGACTTAAAGTTCAAGATTCATCATACGCTCTTCATCATGCTCATGTCACGGTTCGCCGAGATGTATTCAACCGATTCAAATTTGACGACAGCTGGAGCGCATATCGAAAGGAGGATTCGATGTATGGTCGGACATTGGCAGAACATGGTGTTTCGCTCGGATACCTTGCAAACAAGCTAACGCGGTATATTTTCACGCCTAGACAATAAATGCACATTAAGGCAGTTGGATCCCGCGCGCAGGTCATGCATGGAACGGCCGATCACACGACTGGAGGACTTAAGAAGGGTGACCTCAAGATGAACAAGTGGGGTCGTATCGTCTCGCGTAAGAAGTCGGCTCGGATGGCACATGGAAAAACTCGCCGTAACAAGTAATGCGGTTGATCTCATTGATTGGCGCTGCGGTATGGGTGGACTTTATTGTGATGCTGATTACCAAGCTCGGTCCCGGACAGCGTGTTCCGTTTCTTCCACCGGCTGGTGCGCTGAAGTTATGGTATGATAAGTTTGGATTGGCTGCCGTCTCTGCAGATGTTCTCAGTGCAGTGTTGGGAGTTCTGATTGCCATGTTCATATTTCCAAATGCATGGGGACCCTCGTTGGTCGCAGGGGCTATTTTTGTTCAGGTTATTCACGATATCTTCTTCTATTTTGTCATCATCGGATTGCCACAGGGTCAGAACCAGATGATTGATGTCTTCAAGTCCTACGTAGACGAGGGCGGGTGGACGATCCTGGTGGCAGATGCAATGATCATGACTGGAACTGTCGCGATCGCAACCGTGTGGGATATGCTCTTCTCGTATCGGTTTATTGCGTTCCAGACGTTACTGGGCATGTACTCACTGATTTATATTACCTATACTAAGTAATGGGCGGAGGATTATTTGGAACACACCTTACACTTAACCCAAAGTGCCTAGTGTTTTCCCTCTTTGTGTTAATTGTGTACTGGATGCCCCATTTCAAGCCCCTGGAGCACCGTATTCTAATGGCCTTCTTACTGGCCTGCGTTGCGTATGTTGCCCTTGCGTGGTATGACATGGTCTACGATTGCAAGGATCGGCTGAAGCCCACCTTTCTGGGATGGATGTGGGGCTGGGCTAAGCCACCGTCGTATATGAAGGAGTTCATGGAGTTACCTGAACGCGAGCAGAAGCTGGTGCGCACCATTGATATTGTGGTCTTGATCGGAATCGTGGTTCTGTTCTTTCTTCCTTTCCTTGTCAAGCACTGATGAACTTAAACATATGAAAGCACTACACAGAAATGCAAACGGCAATATCAGACGAAATTTTGGGACTCAAGTTCAAGCATTTTGTACATGATTGGTTAGCACTGAACTCTATTATGCAAAAACAAGAATGGGAACCACACATTAGGCGATTTACCCAAGTATACAATGCATTGTATCGCACTAGGAATATACTTGATATCGGCGCAAACTTTGGTTATCACACGCTGTTGTTTGCGCGAGAGTGTAGTGGGAATGTATATGCATTTGAACCCCAGATGCAAAACTATCAACTACTTGAAGACAATCTAACACTCAATAATGTCAAGAACGTTATCTTATCTAAATATGCATGTGGAGATCAGAACTGTGATATAAAGATGCCAATCTATAACCGTAATCACACGATAAACATGGGTGATATCACTCCAGATTACGATTGTGATACTAATGAGTTTAGCATTACTAGATCGATTTTGTTGGATGAACTTGAGTTTCCATCAAAAATAGATCTACTGAAGTTGGATGTTCAGGGTTGGGAAAAGAAGGTTCTGGCAGGTGCAACAACTCTACTGAATACCCATAAACCCGTGCTAATTGTCGAGTTTGAGTGGTTCCAACTAGTAAAGACAAACACTACCTGCGAGGAACTGTTTAATTACATTAGGCAACTGAATTATCATATATTTTATTTAGATCACAGCGTGCCATGCGATCACGTATGCGTCCATAATGATACACTTGCAGAGTTCAGACTCAAGTTTAAGAATTACATATTCCCTCATACGCAGAACAATGACATGAATAACAACGTTGTTCACGGAGTATGTGAAAAGATAGTTATGTAAAAGTAATGACAGTTCCAAAGGACTTCGTGGATGGAATCATCAAAACGGTTAACTGGAAAGTGGGCAAGTTTGACATGCTTCCAATCGTCTTTGGTATTGTGATGGCGCTCGTTGACATCAGTATGATGGGAACACTGAAACTGGTAGATCAAGGAAAACTGGCCTATGCGATTGGATTCCCAGTTGCTACTTTACTCTACGCGTTCGAGCCGTATGTCTTTTTGAAAGCGATGTCCAACTCCAACATGGTTGTGACAAACTTGATCTGGAACTTGGCATCCAATATTCTGGTGACACTTGCAGGCGTATTGTTCTTTGGAGAGAGCATTAAGGGTCTCAAGTGGCTAGCAATTGCAATGAGTCTCTTCTCTTTGACAATCTTTGCATACGATAAGTAATGAAGACACTCAAACAACGCCTTAAGGCTGCCAAGAAGAAGTGCTCACCTGGATATGATGTATATTATTACCGAATGAACCGAAAAGGCGAGTTGTGGAGCTGCCTTCCTTCTGGATTGAATAGACCAAAGACACGCCGGGTGCGTAGAAGAACTTAGACATCGAGCCTCAAGGATACATAAATGGACGACCTTGTTGTAGCAAAGACGGTCCAGACGTCGCCGATCCGGACCCTCGCCGAGGGACTTAAGTCCATGCTTGTGGAGATGAGCCTTGTATTTGATAAGGATGGCATCAGGATGATTGCCATGGACAATACGCGCACGGTGTTGACTCACATGCGTTTGTATGCGTCCAAGTTTGAGAAGTATGAATACAACCACTCAGCTCCCAAGCTGGATGTGGGTCTCAACACAGATCACTTCTACCGTATTGTGAAGACCGTGACGAACGATGACACGATCACGTTCTCGGTCTCCAAGCACGAATCGAACCACCTGACCATCACGATCGAGAACGGTGAGAAGGGACGTCGCACCAAGTATCGGCTGAATCTTCTGGATCGAGATGACTCGGATATCACGATGCCCGAGACCGAGTTCTCTGCTCACACGACGATTCCTTCGCTAGACTTTCAGAAGATCTGCCGTGACATGACCCTTCTGTCAGCAAAGACAGTGGAGATCAAGAAGGTCGGAAGTATCCTGACGTTCGCCTGCAAGGGTCCCTTCGCACAGCAGACGGTTACCATGGGTGATGCAGCCACTGACATTTCTACCGTCAAGAGTGATTCGGATGCCATCGTGAGTGGAACGTACTCGCTTCCTCACTTGGTTCTCTTCACCAAGTGCTCAAATCTCTCGAACAACCTTGAGCTTCATATGAAGAACGATTGGTTCCTGATGATCCGGTATGTCATTGCGAACCTCGGTGATATCAAGCTGTGCCTGATGCCATGCTCTACGTAGAGCATTGCCGTGTTCTACCTAAAACTACTTCTTACTAAACTATAATGCCGAAGACTCCAAGGAAAACATCATCTCGTCGCCGGAAAACATATCGGCAACAAGGTGTTGAACTGCAAGGTGGTGATGTTGCATCCGTTGAGGCACTCATTAAGAGTACGCCCATTGGAAACGTTCATATTATCAACCCAGCAAGCCGATTTGTTGTTGTGACATATTGGTGGGGCAAAGAGAACCTGAATCGAAACCTCCAGAACCCTTGTCCAGAGGACATTATGGAAATTGCTAGAAATCGAATCATTTCCGAAATAGGACGTGAAACGGGGTTTCCAAAGCCTATTGTAGATGAACAAATTCGCCTTGAGAAAATCAACGATCGTCCACTCACACGTATAGAGCAGGACTACTATCAAAACTTAAAGAAGCAGTTCAAGGAATGGGCATTAGCTAAATTAGCAACTATTCCAGATCTCCGAGATCGCATTAATGCAATTGTGAAACAGATTGAGCCCGGTATTCTTGCAAAACCGGGTTCTGTGAAACCACGTGGATTTCCAGAGATGATTGCAGAGTGGGAAGACTACTGTAAAAAGGCAGGGGTTAACTATGTTGCAATCAACACGGAGTTTCCTCGTTCAGACTACCAAAATGCCATCAACGGAAAACCACTCTTTATCAAGCAAGCACTGGATGCGGTCAAGCCCCGAAATGTCCTGTACATTGATGGTGATATGTGGATGCTGAAGTATCCTCATCTTTTTGATCTTGAGAATGTGGACTTTATGGCTCGTGGTTGGAATGTAGATCCCCGTACGAAAGAGAAGGCAATGAAGAGGCCATATTTTGACCCATATACTCTTGAGACATCTGGAGGAACGATGTTTTTCGGAAACACTGTTGCTGCACGTCAGCTTCTAGATGCCTGGGAGGAGGAATCAAACAAACAGATTGGAAAGGCCGATGATCGTATTCTTTCCCAGGTCTTTACGAAGGATTCTATGATATTGAATACGAATACCATTCAGCTTCCGATTGAATACTTGTGGTTGACCGATAACTACAAGAGTTATCTGAAAGGTCCAGAAGATCCATCATCTCATGACGATGCATTTATTGAACACTTTTACTGCTTAACAGGTGAAGAACGAGCTGCAGAACAGGGCGCAGCTGCTTCTGGACGCACACCCGAAGGATATGAGGAAGAAGTTATTGATAATATCAACTACAAGCGTCCTTCGGAGCTGATTTATGAACACATCTTCTTTGATGGTGACAAGAACAAGTGTGATGGATTTGCACGATATTTCAAATACCTAGCAGGTGCAACGGGTGTTTTCACAAACCAACCATTGGCAAAAATCGTGAAATTTGAAGAGATGTATGGTCCCTATAACGACATTGCTAAGAAGAACCTGGAAGGACTTGGACCCCAACAACCCCGTGTGCCCGGAGTAGCTGTGCGACAAGGTGCTATCACAAACCGATTTTCTACCGTTGTACGGCCTCAGCGTCCTGCTGTATCTCTTCCTCAGACTGCTTCGATCCGAGACATCTTACAGAAGTTAATGGGAGGAGAAGATGTAGAACTCGGAGGCAAGGTTCAACGTGGACCGGAAGATGACTGTGTAGCAGTAAACGCATCTACAATAGGAGTGGATATGTATACCCGCACACTTGAACTAGATACAAACTCACCTATGTTCTTCTCTTCCAAATCTCGCACTCTTATCCACCTTCTTGCAATGTGCGAGACACTCAAGGATATCAACAAGCACTTAGCTGGAAGTTACATGTTCATGTCGCGTATTCGGTGGAATCTGGCGAATCCTAAGAATGCAACTGCAAATTCCGTTGCAGAGGGGGTCGACTTCAAGCCCGTCTTCCATCAGATTTGGTTCGGAGCAGATATTCCAAAGTGGCGTGAAGTGATGTTCAATGCAAATAAGAAGGTATGTGAGCAATCAGGGTTTGAATACAAGTTATGGAAGAACCAAGATCGAAACGCAGAGAACTTTCCACAGACAATCGCGTATCAGGATGCAGCGCTTGAAGCGGGTAAGGCAACTGGACAGAGTCGTTGGGCACAGGTTGCCGACTTGGCCCGGTTGGAGATCGTATACAACAGTGGCGGTATCTATGCAGATTCGCTCGTGGAGATCACACCTGCCTTACTGAAGGCGGTGACTGAGGCTATCAACCAAGGTGCACAGTTCGTAGGATGTAACGAAGATGAATGCGAACCTCCACTGGATTGTAAGAATGCACAAGGCGAGATGTATCTGAGCAATAGCTTCTTTGCAGCAACGCGCGGTAACCCCATTTTCGAGCGTCTTCTATCCGATGCATCATTAGACAACATTGATATGGGAGATGAGCGCTTGAACCACACAACGGGACCTTATTTCCTGCGATCTGCTATCACCCCTGAAGATAAAGTGTTCATGTTCAAGTCAAATCAGGTGTATCAGTTCAACCAACAGGAAACCCCATATAAGGAGCCTACTCCTGATCCATTTCTATTTAAGAGTATGGTCACAGGGGCTGTCAAGGTGAATGATAGCATGTATTATTTGCCCGGAGGTATTCAGAAGCTACAGACAGATTTCTTAGTCACAAACAAAGGGCCTCTTGCTACCTACCACTCAGGATTAGGTGGAACATGGAGCACGTAAAACGAATATGGTTTTTGTAAAATGTAGGGGACTTACAAAATGAGCGGACCTACTAGCGCAGACGATGAATATATGAGTGCAGAATCAATGTTGGATTCCCTCTTTCCAGCGATTTACCTTCGTGGACCTCCCCCTACGGAAGAAGAACTACAGCGGAATCCCGAAATTGTTCCTCCTGAAATGAAGGGTGGTGGCCGAGAGAACCCCAATCCAGGCGGTGAGATCGTAAAGGTCCTCTTCAATCTCCGTGAACAGATTAAGCTCTACCATTGGCAGACTAAGTCCTTTTCTGAACACAAGGCTACAGATGATCTTGTAAAAAGCCTGGATATCAACATTGACAAATTCGTAGAGGTCTATATGGGCCGCTACGGACGTCCGTATATGAAGGAGACGCTTCCAGTGAAGAACCTTACCGTGACAGGTATTCGCGGTTTTATCAACAAGACCGGTGGGTGGCTTTCTGAGAAACTTCCCCAAATGCTAAAGAAGACGGATACAGATCTTCTCAACATTCGCGATGAGATGTTGGCCGATATCAACCAAGTAAAGTATCTTCTCACACTCGCGTAAAATGGATCTAACTCAGCCTGCAACTTCAACTTCAACCAAGATGTTTCGTAAAGAGTTCAAGTCTACTCCCCCGCGCGAGATCGCGAGGGAGGCCCGCCTTCAACAAGTGTCTGCTAACTTAGGTTTGTCACCCAGTGTCTTGAAGACTGACAATAAGTCATTCATCGAGATGGAGAGGATTGATGATATGGCTCTCGCCTACAGGTATGGTGATGATGTAGAGGAGTTGCCGAACGAGATTCGGGATCAGGTCTACACGATTGTCCGCACACTGTATGATCATGGCATTCAGTATATTGACATCACACCCTATAACTTTATTGAGAAGGATGGTCGTGTTTGGATCATTGATTTCGGCCATGCTTCAAATAGAAAGCGACTAGTCCCATACTTGCGAAAGATGTTCGCAGAGGGATACCTGTATGAATGGAATGCCGATTTTAAGTAGTTAAAAATAATGAGCAACGAAATCACCAATGTTATCTTAGTGATCTCTCATACATCTATGTGCGCTGTGATTATCTGGTGGTTTTCTCAGTGCGCATGCTAGTTACTTACCCCGTGTATTATGAGCCTTGTATACGATGTCATCTGCAGCCTTCATCTTCATTGTCGGCGCAAATAGCTTTTTATCTGTAATATTCGTTGTTGTGTTCCATACCTTGATGATATGAAACTGTCCCTTGGGTGAAACGGAAATACCCACAATCGCCTCTTTGTAGTTGGTTAGAAAACCATTCACAAAGCAGTGAGCCATTGCATCAATAAAGACCTCGCAGGTGTCTCGTGCATCGACCTTCTTGGACCAAGCACCTCCGCGAATGTGCTCGGGTGCCTCCCATAGAGGTCTGTATCCTTCTCGCATCAGGAAGAACATTCCTGATTCCCAGGCGTCCTTTGAAATTGCATCAATCACAGTCCAGAACTGTGCGGGTGTAGAGAGAGTGGCGATGTTTGTATACGAAGCTTCTGAGTAGTTGTTGTCATTCGGGTCGTGATACCAGAGGACCCATGTATTCGGCATTGGTGTAGAATCAGACATCTTCACCACTCTCTGTATCTACTGCAGAATATGAATCCATTTTATTTACCATACAACCTGCGAACTGGGATTGTTGTTCCCTTGTAGTTGATTCCATCAACAAAGTAAAACTTGGCATCGACAGTGGTAAAGATAATCACTTCATTCTTAATCAGCGTGATCGCAGCATTCATAGGCGGGAACTTCCCTGCTACCATTAGGGCGTCGCGAAATGTAACGATGGTGTGAAACTTGGATGCTTTGACAGTTTTTGTTCCAATTATCATCATAGGCTTGTCTACACTGAAACAAGCTCCCATTGGTAGAAAATGGAAACGAATGTCTAAACAGAAAAGAAGGCGGCACTATGGATATTTTAACGTTCTATACTCTTCGCTCTTCCCCGCGTGACCCCTTAGATGAGACAATTCGACAGACTATTTCAAAGCTCAAGATCTCTTTCAAGCCTTCCTTCAGGCGTCCGGTGTTTAAGAGAGCACCTGCAGAGGAGACAACCAACTGGCGAGAGTTGGCTCTGTTGTCCGTTCACCGCAAGGTTCGTGAGAAGGACGACCTTGACTACGATGAGGTCAATGCATTCCTCAACAAACTCACCAAGCAGACCTATGACAAGATGATGGTGTCTATCATGGAACGTCTGGACAAGCGGGACTCTATGTTTCGGCTTCGTGTTACAACCCTGCTCTTTGACCGCGGTGTCACACAGACCTTCTATGCTTCTCTGATGGCAGATGCATACAAGGATATTGCAGGTGCCTATCCAGATGCCCGCCAGGATCTTATGGTCCAGGTCATGATGTTTGATAAGCTCTATGACAGTGCAAACGTCACAATCGTTCCATCACAGACAGATCCCACCTACAATGAGGCGATCATTGCATGGTATAAACAGAAGGAGAAGAAGCGCACATTCGCAGTGTATGTTGCTGAGCTCTTCTCTCGAGGTCTGATTCCTCAGGAGCTGATGTCTGGATTCGTCAAGACGATTGCAGATGATCTCAAGGAGTCAGTCCGACAACCCAAGACACCTACTGCTGAGGAGCACGTAGACGCACTGGTCCGCTTCGTCTTTGCGGTGGCTGCCAAGGTTCCGGAGGTGAAGGATCCAGTGAAGCAGGTGCTTGCGATTCCTAAGGCAGAGACGCCATGCCTCAATATGAAGAGCCGGTTCAAGCTAGATGATTCTCTGAAGCTCTAATAATGGCACCGCAAATTCCCTCAAAAGAAGAAATACTCAAAGAAATCTCTGAACATCTTGCCGGTGCTCAAGGACTCGGAGAGCTTAACAATGTTATCTCCGAAATTGAAGATCTTGACCCTCAAATTTTTATAGGTGAGGATGGTGAGATGGCAAGGGAGAGCTTGGATGCTCTACGCAACCAGAAGGATCAGATGCCAGAGCATGAAATTAGAAGTGATTTACGCTTTATATTGGAGCTACTCGGCAACAGACCCGTTGCGGTTGCCGTACCCGCCTATCCACCCAGGCAGGGCGGTCGTCGCCGTCGCAAGAGCCGTCGCGGTAGAAAGAGTCGCAGGAAGACCTTGCGTCAAAGAAAATGAGTGTCGTCCCCTCTGCCACTGTTATGGCTGCTGCCGCCAAGATTGCGATTGACCAGGATCGCCCCATTTACCTGGACTACTTCAACGACAGCCTGACAAAGGCGTGCTGTATCGGTGTTCAGGACACTACCAAATTTTTAGTTAAGTCGGACACGGAGTATACCTCGCCGATTGAGAGCATTTCTCGTATCAAGGAGGAGAAGATGTTCATCGTGCTGACGGAGAACAGTATCTACATTGTTTCTGCCGATATCCCTGTTAAACGCATTGTGGGGTCTAGTGATAAGACTGAGTAATGGACTTTCCACCCCCGCACCGTATTTTATATGAATGCCTAAATGATCGAGAAACCAAAACACTTTGGGATGCTTATAAATCTAAATATGCAGACCAGTGTGAATTTGAGGAAGTGGATGCAGCGGTGTCCAACTCAATGGATGATTTTGCGAAATGGTTCGCTCAATGGATCGCGTTTGCACCCGCAAAAAGGTCCACCCGTATTCGTGTATTGCTCGTGTGGCATGCGCATTTTTTAAGTTTAGCCTGTCAGCAGATGCTCCGTCGTTCCCTGGAACAGCGCTCGTTTCGGTGTCGCGTTTGGTTTCATATTGAGGAGCCATTATTGCAGTCGGCAATTGTCTCACGATGCATCGTGACCACTGTTCCGCCCTATCGCCATACTCCCAAGATCGAAGGAACCCTTGATTCTAAGCTCTGGGATGATCCGCGGGCATTTGAAACGGAATTAGAAGCAGGGAACAAGTAGAGAGTATGCGCGTTTTCACTGATGGATCTTGCACGAGCAATGGTCGTAAGGGAGCGAAGGCCGGTTATGCAGTGTGGTTTCCTGATCACCCTTCGTGGTCGTCTGCACATCGTGTTCCTGATGATCAAGAGCAGACCAACAATCGCGGTGAAATGTCAGCAATTAACCTAGCCGTGAAGACTCTTGAGGATCGAGGTGAAATTGACTGCGATCTCGTGATTTACTCTGATTCCGAGTACTGCATCAACTGTTTGACCACGTGGCTTCCGGGGTGGATGAACAAGGGATGGAAGACGGCTGCCGGAAAAGACGTTCAGCACCAGGATCTCATCAAGGATACGACAGCTCGTCTCTCCAAGTTCAAGTCTCATCGCTTCGTGCACGTCAAGGCACATACGGGTGGAGTGGATGAGCTGTCCAAGAACAATGCGATTGTGGATAAGATGGCGCAGGATATCACGAATGGCGTTGAAACCAAGCCAGATGCACCCGTGGTCGTAGATGAGCTCTTTCCCGGATGTCCCTTACGAATCATGGGTGGTCCGACTCAGCAGAAAGACATTATTGCATGGATGCGGGGATCACTGGACACGTTGGACACGGACTTGATTGACAAGCACTTGTTCAAGGCGTTTGCTGAATTGTGTAAGGCTCGTGATGTAGTTCTAACAAAGCAGGTCATTGCGAAGACACCTGTGATCCGCGCCACCCACGGTCATTTACAAATAGGTGCTGTAGATAAGGTAGAATGAGTATTGAAGCATATCACTTTTGGTCTCCGTCGTGCACACCCTGCCATGCTATCAAGCCTGCGATTGATGATTTGAAGGAGGAGTTCGCCGATGTCAAGTGGACGTCTGTGAATACTCACGTTGATATGAACGGTCTTGGTAAGAAGTTTGGTATTCAGGTTGTGCCTACGATTGTGATCGTGAAGAACGGTGTTGAGGTGGGTCGCCATTCTGGAACCAATATGATTGTGTATTATACGCTTCTGCGCAAGGCTAGGTCTACTTAGGGCACGTGCTAACTGCCGCCGCTCCAAAGAGGGCCTTAGCATCAGCCTGTGCCGCTGCGCTCGACTTGGCTGTATCTGTGAAGAATGACTGGGGGATTGGGCGACCATCCGGTCCAACAACATAGATCTTACCATCCTTGCCTGTGTAGCTACCATCTGCATTTTTTGTCATCGAAGAGAGAGAAGGACCCCGAGGAAGAACAGCTGACGGTAAGCGATCAGGTATAGAACTCTGTACGATCCCATACCCTATTCCACCAATGATAAATCCCTCTGAGAGCGCAATGATCGACTTGATCACTACGCTTCCAACAATATTCTCGCAGGTCTTGAGTTGCATCACCTGAAGTCCGAACAAGATGGGAAATGCAAGAGCCGTAGCAACACTGTCGAGTCCATCGCGGTTCATGAATAGATCGAGAAGGTAATACCAGAAGATTGTAGCGGTCACAACCAGACCTTGCGGTGCATACGGGCTCTTAAGACTCTCAAATCCATAGACCTCGCAACCCGACCAGGCGCTCATGGCTCCACCGACCGTGCGAGGTGCGTTACCAACATTGGCTCCGGTGTTAGATCCCGTAAAGAGAGGAACCGCGGCTGAGGCAGTCTCGGGAGCCGTCATTGCCATCTTGTACACATCTCCAAGGAAGGCGGCGACTCCGGTCCACAGGAACTGCAATACATAGTGGAGGGGAATTGAGGTGAGTCCAACAAGACTTGGGATAGAATATACACCCTCTAGGGTGAAGATATCAGCAAGGATTCCAAACAAGATGAGGATATGAGGAAGAAACGTGATTGCATCCGTAAAGATCATTCCAATTCCAGGGGGAGCACCGGGAATTGCAGGCTTCTGACCACGGAGAAAAAGAATTGTGCCAATCACGGAAACAATTGACGTCAGAACTGCGAGAATAAGTGCTCCCCACCAGGGGACATCACTTGGTGGGGGAGGAGCAGCAACAGTCGGTGGAGCCGACACAGTAGGTGGCGGTGGCATCTTGTTTCTTTCTTGATACTTGTTTTATAGGATAAGAGTAATGGGAAACACTCAATCAGATCCTGGTCCGCCTCCGGAGTCAGATGAACAGAGGGTTGCCCGGGAGGACCAGGAAGCAGCAACGGCGCTTGCAAAACAGGAAGCCGATGATCTTGCCGCCGATTCAAAGGCTAGGAAAGAATACGATCTTGAACAGAAACAGAATGAACTTGAAAAAAATAAACAGAAACGAGATGCCGAACGACTTCTCA